ACGAGTCGTTCGTGCTCTGCCAGCCCACTTGGCGTCCCACCCTCCAGTAATTCAGTCACACCAAGGATGTTTTTTAGAGCATCCTGCGTTGGCGGCTCTCCAGTAGGGGCGGGCTGTGGGAGCAACCTACGTCCATGCACAGGGCAATTCGTGCCCATTGAGTCAGGGTATCCTTCAAGTACCCAACGCCCAATGTCGGAGAGTTTGCAGCTGCATCCAGCAGGGGTGGGCTCTGCCTCTGGCTGACATCTACCTCCACATTCTCCATAGCAGGCCGCACCCACAGCACCCATCCGACCGCAGCGATCACACCTTGCAAGCGGGGCGGGCTCTGCCTTACGCCGCCTGTTCTTCTGCCGACGCTGCAGCGCCTCGAAATCATTGTGATCCGGTGGGGGCTCTGCCCTGGACAGCGCTGTCCGATACTCCTGCAGCGCCAGGCCAAGGTGGTTTCGCGTGTCTACCCACACCATCTGGTCGGCACTGTACTTGACTCCGACCATCTTCTCCACACAGTTGATTAGTTCTCGCAGCGATACGGCACTCATGCGGCCACCATGCGTTTATATCTTGTTAGCGCCCCATGGATGCGACGGTGACACGGCAGGTACAGCCACTGTACCTCAAGTGGTTCGTTGTAGTCCCAGTGGTGCTGTCGGCCGAGAGACACAAACTCCAACACCTTACGGATGTCTCTCAACCCATCCTCACAGGGCGTCACCTGTGCGGCTCCCCCACCGTCTTCTAGCGTGCAACGAAACTTTGCGTTTGGATCGGCGGGAGACACATTCTTGGAATCGTCCAGGAGGGCTTCACGTGCCTGAACCGCAATTTGTAGTTTGCGTACCATGTGTTTTTGCCTCTCAATCCACTCTGTTCGTCCATCCAATAAAGATCCACCAGCGCCAGAGCATGAATCCGATCCCGAGACTACGCTCCCTGCTCTTGCGCCCTTCCGAACCTGTTTCAATACCGAAGTGCATTGACATCCTAAACCTCCATTCGTGGCGGGGGCTTTACCTACCTGACCTTCGTGGTCCGGTAATGTAGTCGGGAGTACATGGCTTGTTGATTGTAGCAGTAGCAGGCCTCATACGATAGCTACCTACGGTTGTCAACTAAGCAAAGTGTTTTTCCGTGTTCAACGCACGTCGTAACCGGTGAAGCCGGGGCTTTCCCCTATTCGACTCGCCTAGCCGTGGGGCCTGCCGTCTGTGCCGAGAGTGTGTGACAGTTCCACCCCCCGCGCTTCCTACGCATCTAACGTCCTCACGCTTAGATACTGTCCTCCGGTCCTGGACCTTACGGTGTGGTTCGGTGAGCCCCTGGTCTCTCATTCCAGGGGTAGTCAGCCCGTGCACCTTCCACACTAGGGCGCCACTCTACGGTCGGAGTCCATGGCGCCCGCACCTCCCGTTAGTTTTCCACTGTGACGTGCTTCACGTGGTACGCGAGAACGGTGACAGAACGATCGCGTAGTAAAGAAAGTATGGGAGGCCGAGACCCCCTGAACTAAGGCCTCGCTTGCGTCCGTGTCGCCTTTGACTTCGGCGGTAGGCGAACGGAACCTCCCTGTTAGCAATGCAATTAGAAACTTGAGTGCTATGCCCATTACTTCCGCATCTCTCTTAGCTTGTCAAGGATAAGGCAAAACTGTCTGGCGCTCGTGGCAGCCTGCGCCGTCGCGGCAGCAAGGGCACACATACTTTTTTGTGCGTGTTTGATAGCTTCGATCATACGCGCCAAACGTTCATCGGTCATCGAAACTTCCTCGGTTGCCGTTTCAATTCTACCAGCGCCGCCTTGTACCGCTCCAGCATACGGGGCAGATGTTTGTACCCTGTCGCATCAGTCAAGTCTGCAATGCGCCCCTTCACGTACTGTAACGTTGCATCGTAGCTAGGACGTGTAGAGCGCAGAGTGTGGGCGAACTCGTGGGCAGTAGCGTGCAGGCGGCGCTTAGGCACGGTGGTCTTGTTGCTCCTCGAAGACACTTTCCTCCTTGAGAAGGCGCATCATGCGATTCATTGAATTGGTAGCCTCCTCGGCACGGATACCGCTTGCTTTGACTGCACGTTGTATGGCAAGGATGCCCTCTTCTAACTCTGCATCCGTGAACTCTGTTGTGTCGACACCCCAGAACGACAGCTCGCGGCGAACGCGAGCGAGGGCCTCGCGCCGTTGTCGTTTCTGCCACCATGCTCTAAGTCCCATCAGGTCTCGGGGCGGGAATGATCGTTACATTGTGCACTGAGTCTGCGAGCTTCTCGCCTTCCACTTCGATGAGTTTCTTGAGATACCAATCCGCTTTCAAAAGATCGCCGACCGGTTTGCCCTTGTATCGGTAGCGGGCGAGGTACTTGACAACTTGTCCTGCAAGGAAATTAAAGTCTTGATCCAGGATGTAGTCGATGGTTTCGATCGACCCCTGGTTGTAATGGGAGGGGTGGTTTACGTTGCTCATACGTTCGGTTCCGCCTCGTAACTTTTTAGGTCACTCCATTCCATCTCATGTCCACAATCTCTACACTCCACAGTGTCCCCGGGTTGGATGTCAAGGCACTTGTCAGGGTCATCAACAAACCCCAAGTGTTCACCGATCGCTTTGTCCGTTCGCTTGCCCTTCCGTGCATTGAGGCGAAAGATTGCCTCAACGAGAATGTCGGTCGTCAACGTTAGGTCGGTTGACATGCACTCGTCACAGCGAAACTCTTTCATGGCGCCCATGTTAATCCTTTACCACTTGTGCGTCTAGTTGTGCTGCTGTGTGTTGCATATAGTCTTCGCTGCCCGCAAACACGCCCCGCAACGAAGCATCCTTGCGTCTACGTTCCAAGGTGTTGGGGTGGAACATGCCGGCAAGGGAAGAGAAGCCTGAGGTGTGGAGGTGACGAATGTAGGCCTCAGGTGATGGTACTTGCAACATGGATGTGATCACTGTGTCTGCACGGAACCTCTCGCTCTGGTCCACGCTACGACCAGTGATGTGGCGCCACAGACGCATGGACTCTGCAACATGGTGTAGACTCTTAGCATCAGGGGGCAACGCGTCCAGTGCCTTGGATAGCCCTACAATCTTCATTCCTCCAGCGTGTCCCTTGTCCCTGCGGTGTCGACGTGGGGTAAGGAGAAGTACGCGAATTTGGTTGTACGCGTCCACAGCGTCTGGGCTGGTGAGGGGACCCAATGCGGATAGTCGCTTCGCTAACTTGCGGCGAACAGGTTCCGCTACGACAAGGTGGAAGCGGGCGAGGTGGGTGTTCACTTCCCGTAACCAATCCACTGTCTGTGGATCCAATGTGGGCTTCTTCACGCGAGGCAGTTCCGCTCCCGGGCCGAGAGCACGCGCACATGACTTGCAGATGCGGGCGCCTTCGGGCAGTGTGTGGACTATATTCTTGGCGGGGGTAGCGCGTAGGGTGATAACGCTGACGGTGCTGCACATTGTCTGTCGACCGCCTTGGGGCCACGCGTGCCACGGACGTCGCACAGCAAAGCGGACCCAAGTAACTCTTGTCACGTAATCTCCACAAGGACACGGTAGACCTCAGTGTCCAAATCGTCTGCCCGCGCTGGAGCGTCTGTGCGGATGTATACCCGTTCACCAATACTGTTTAAGTCTCGGTGATCCCAATAGTTTGGTCCTACACTGCTAAATAAATCGCCAGGGCGAAGGTCTCGTTTTACACAAGGTTCCAAACGAATGTTCATATCTTCTCCGCTTTGTGCAGACTTATGAGTAGTGACACCTGAGACTTTACGCAGGCTTGGAGTGTGGACAAAGGAAGATTGACGTCTGGGCTAGCACCCCCTTTTACCAATTCCCAACCGCTGTTCCCGCCTGTATTTCGGATGTGTCCTTGTAGGGGCTCCATCCATTGAGGCATGGTCCATTTTATGTGTTTAGCCATTGGTAACCTCCACTGTAAAACCCTCATCATGGTAGAGTTGAATGCGTTTGCGTGCTGCCGTATGGAGGTACTTAGCGGCGCGGGCTAAGAGACGCTCGTGGCTCTTAAATGTGACCCGGTCCACAATGTCTACGAGCCTGAGGAACTCCTTGCCATCTGTGCGTCGCAGCCCACGGCCGATGCGTTGCAATGTCTGCTTCGTGGAACCCTCCCCGCTAACGAATAGAAGGTCAGTGGTATGTCCAAGTCGATTGGTTCCGCGGTCTAGGATCTTAGTAACCACAAGGATGTGAATGTCTCCACGTCGGAACTGCCGCAGAACGTCTCGGCGTTGCGCCGGAGATGTGGAGCCATCCAAGAACACTGCACCTTTAATGGCCCGTGTAACAGAGTGTCCATGTTCCACACGGTTGACGATGACAGCGGTAGGTGTGTTGGGGCGGATGAGAGAGGCGATGAAATCATGACGCGCATAGTTGTTCATGACGGCCTCTTCGTAAACCCACCGTCGGCGTGCGGGTCCACTAAGCTCCCACCACTTCTTCAAGCCTCCGGTCAGCATGGGTGTGACATCGTATTGGTGTAACGTGACAGTGGGTGTAGCACTTACGTTGCGCTCTATGAGATCAATGTTCTTGGCTGCGAGTAGGATGGGCCCCATTAAGACGTCGAGTCTGAGATCTTCATAGGAGTCGTTTGGGAAGGTGCCGGAGAAGCCCAGGCGCCAGCGTGATCCTTTAGTATTGCTAAGGATGCGACGCCACGTTGCGACGTCCGCCCTGTCTGCTTCGTCTAGCAGTACCATTCCATGCCTGCCGACCCACTTGCGCCATACCTTTGCAGTGTCCCCCGTTTTTGCTGCCAATCGTTTCGACAGTGTTGGGACCATGGCAATGGAGACAAGGTCTTGGGGCGGACGTTTAATACCTTGCGACACGCTTGCGGGTGAGAGTGAGGTCCACTTGGTAACCTCGTCCATGAGTGCATCGAATACGGAGATGGTGTCGCATAGGATGAGGACGGGGACGCCGAGTTGTGCGGCGAAGTCTGCCAGCAGTGCAATCACCGCACCCTTGCCCGCGTTGGTGGCAAGGGCGAAGCGCCCCCATTCATATTCCACGGCCGCTTTGAAAGCGACACGTTGGTACGTCCCTTGTGGTTCCGGTAGCTGTGTTAAGGTGGGGTGGGTGGGCGTGCAGGTAGGTGGTTGATTGTCTATTGTAATTGTTAACGCCTTACTCATGCGTTCGAGAAGCCCTCGAGACCCCCGGAACTCCCACACCCCTGGGCGTAACTGACGGCAGTACTTCCCCGGTGTGTAGGTGCCGTCCCAGAATACTGCCGCTGCTTTCTTACGTGCGGACGCCTCAGTCATCCCTCCCTGTATTAACCTTCCTACCATGCTAGAGAACTTGCGGAAGCGGGGTGTGAACTGTGCATCAGGTACGGCATGGCGTTGACTCTCACGCCAATCGTACAGTGCCTTCGGCCCCGTAACAACCATTTCCGCGTGGTTGATGAGGTGGGCAACGGCAGTCACTTCTTAATCCTTACGCACTCTGCTTCGTGGGCATGATGCTTCTTGGCGCAGGCGTAGCACAATTGGTCTCCGCACTTGTGGCAAAGGAACGTGGCGTCCTTCCCGCATTTGCTTTTGTGTACGATTACTATGCAATCACAACCCATCGTCGTCCTCCTCTATGTAATCATCACTGGGATGGAGTGCAGCGTGCAGACGGCGGGGGTTCCACACCCGCTCTCGTCTCTCGAACAACGCAAGCTCATCCCGCCGGAAGAAATGCCTAGGCAGACCAACACAACGCACGTCAACTTTCCAATAGCGTTCTGTCATTGTGCCGACAACACCAAGGTCGCCTGCTGACAACTGGACAAAGAGGGGGCTGTCTGGGCATGGAGTAATCAACACGACGTCCCACTTACGTAGTCTAGTGCGGTGCTTCATTTCATCCACCGTCGTTGGGTAGACAGCCCTTCCCCTTCCATTTCTTCTTCAGCGCTTATGTCGTCGACGATATTGATGGTATAGAGTTTGCCCGTTACTGGCTTGCGTGGTGGATGCTGCGGTTGGGTTTCGAAGCGTGTGTAACTACCAGGTCGTCTTACGCCTGTGGCTAGGAACTCACACTCGGCGCACGTTTGTCCGAACGTCTCAGGTACTGTGACGAAACCTTCTCCAAGCCATTCATCGCAGATGGCCTTGTTGAGGTCCGCGGTGTAGTGGGCCTTACTCTGGAAGCCCCCACGGCTTCTCCATGCGACACGGACGAGGTGATCGGGAGTTGGCATAGTGCCCTGCCTTGCAAGTGAGAAAGCCGATGACCAGGAATTGAACCTGGACGCTCTAGGGTCATGTGGTCCCTCGAGCCATGCCTACATCGGCCGCGCCCACAGTGTCTCCGCCGTCTCACTTGCTTGAGCCACCGTACACGACTTCGGCGCTTTGTGCCCTTGCCGGCGCGCCGCGTGCCGTTCTAATAGTCTGCCCGCTACGCCTTGCGGTAGCGTAGCACGTTAATGGGTAGTGTTGCTGGGTCCAACATACGTTCCGCAAGGTAGTCTGCTGTGAATTGCCGAATGCGGTGTAGCGTACGATGCCATTCCGTGCGCGTTAACTTGAATGCGGTTCGGAGTTGCACATGGGATGGGCGGATGTGTTTGCTGCCCCGTTGCTTCAACCTTGCCTTGCGTCGTGCAGTGATGCGAAGGAGTTTGCAATAGCGTTCGTCCTGGGGCTGGAGCAAGTTCTCTGCCACGCGTCGTGCAAGCATCCCTTCCATCACCTCGAGGGCGTTGAGGTAAGCGTCGAGGTCGAGCGCGTTGTTCCACGCCCCTTGTGGATCCTGTAGCATCTTGTCCGGGGGGGCTGCGGTGAGGGGGAAGTCCTCGCGGTGACGGGCGCCGGAGTAGCGCCAGCCCCCGCTCCAGTAAATCCACATGCATCGTTGCAACAGTGTCCGCGCAAGTGCAAATGATTTCTTGTGGACAGAGCTGCGGTGGTAAGAGAACAGAGCTTCCTGTACTAGGTCGTCTACGTCAGCTGGTTGCTGTGTGATGCGTCGGGCGAGTGAGTGGGCGAGGACGTTCAATTGTTGCGGTGTTGGAGACGGTGATTTGATTGTGGGCACGATGGAACTCCTTAAGGGTTAAAGATTATAACTTGCTTACTTAATTGACGAGCGTATCTAACTGTTGCCCATGTTCCAGAACGCACCACCTCCCCCTCTTGTTTTGGTGCCGCTAACATGACGTCACAGGCGGCAGCCATGTCGCGGTTGCGTTGGAGGTATGGTCTGGGAGGCATGATACGTTGGGCTGGTACTGGACAGTAGGCGCGCTTTCTAGCATCACTAGGCGGGTGTAGTATGACGAGGTGCTCTAAGCCTGTCTCCTGTACTATGGTAAACATCTGTTCGTCTGCCATGATGCAATCGCCCAAGTGGATTGAGCGCAGTGCTGCGCGATACTCAATTAGGTAGTTGGTGAGATCGAAACATTGACGAGTGGTTAGGTCCCGGTGTTGGGTGCCAGTGAAACTTATGTCTAATTTGTTGTGCATAATTTTGCTGTCCATGCGACAGTATATGCAGACTTACAAAGGCGCAAGGGTTTTACTCTAACCCAAAAATTCGTATCGTATAAGTAGCGCATAGGAATGCTATAGGAATGCTTGCTAAAAGGGGGAACAACAACTATGGTGATGCCGAAGCTGCCACCTGGAGAACGGAGAAGCGAACCTGTGTTCGTGCTTCTTCGTCCACGTGAGTTGCAACAGGTGGATAAGATTGCCGAGAAAGAAGGGAAGAGTCGCGCCCAGGTACTGCGCGAGAGCTTCCTCGATAGGCATACGCAGGTCGATGCGCCTTGAGGCTCGTGCCCTTGCGTGTCGTAATTCTAATTGTGGTTGCGGCTGTGGCTCTGACCGTAGGTGGGATGCTGTTGATGCTATGGGGTGGCTACCAATTAGGATTGTCCGCACAACTTATGAGTAGGCAAGAGGAGTTGACTGAGGAGGCAATCACACTCGTCAATAGTGTTGATGAGGCTGTGCGTTGCTTCCTGGGAGATTGTCCGCCGTGAGGTCATCAGCACACGAACCTTGCTAAAATGTCCGTGGACGCGTAGACTAAGACTGTTGCAGTATGGGGAAGCAGTTTCAATCGAAGGAGGGCATGATGCGAAGAATGCTTGGCAGAGTTGTCATGCTTGTGGCCGTACTGATGCTCAGTGCGGGGCTTCCACGAGCAGGTCCCGACACTGATGTAGGGATCGAACAGTACATTACCCAGGCCCAGGACGCGCAATACACCTTCGGTGCGATCGTTCCTCCCGCCGTTGACCTACGTGTCACAGAACAATTCGTGGCGGGTGCGTCGTTGGCAGAATCAAGATCGCCTCTGGTGATAACGCGGACGCAACGCTACGTGGATACTGTGCACACAAACACCGCCACGGCGACGTCCCGCTTTATACACCGGACCGATAACGGCTGGCGAACTCTGCGGACTTAGCATAGGCGCGTGAGTTAGGAACATCCTGCTCACTAAAAAAGGCCACCAACACATTGCGCGTTGGTGGCCTTTTTGTAAGTTCGAGGGGGCCTGCTCCCCGCCGTCTAACTACGAGACGGGAAGCAAGGAGCAACCCTCCCCCTCTGGTGCCCGGAGTCCACTTTCTAATGGAACGCCCGTTGACGCAGACCGCCTGGGTGGGCCATCCCATCCAGACACCATTGTCTACCTACTCCTCTGCGGAAACAACTTCCCCGAACGGCACTCTATCTTGTGCGTGGTATGTGGGCGTGACCCACAGTACCGGCACGTCCGGTGCCTGTTCCGCCGGAGGGAATGTACCATACAGGTCCGTAAGGTACAGCACGCAGGCAGGCGGTTCGTCTAGCCCCTCCAGCGCTGCGAACACTGGACGGAAATCTGTGCCTCCTCCACCTGCTGCCTCCAGGACAACCTGCTCGCCCTGTTCGAACGTCTCTTCCTTCTGGAGTGCCGCATCGCAATACATGATGTGGATACGGCGGGGCCTCATTTCTTCTGCCACTGCTTGCACCTCCGCACCAAACAACGCGAGGAGCGTAGCGTCTATCGATCCGCTTGTGTCAATACCAATTACAATTGGACCAAGCTCCCGACTGTAAAGGGACGGGAGATACAAACCCAACGGCATGTATCTGCGGTTGGGCTGCTCCCAGGAGTAATCACTGTTCGTGATCTCCTGTACGAAGCGCCGCAGCACGGAGCGCCAATCAACGCGTGCTCTTGCCGCTTGCTCCGCGAGGCGCGCGAGTCCGCCGGGCAGCTTGCCCTGTCCCTCGGCAAGTGCGGCGGCCTGTTGCACCGCTTCCTTCCAATCTTCCTCCGTGGGTGTTTCCGTGTCGTCGTCTCCGTTTGCTGCCGGAGCGTCTCGAACCTCACCGCCGAAGGGATCTTCTTGTTCTTCCTGCTCTTGCTCATCCTGATCATCTTGCTGCTCGTCCTGGTCTTCGTTTCCATCCCCGTTACCCTTGCCACTGCCACCGGGTTGCGACTCGTCGTCGCTGTCTCCACTACCGTCTTCGTCCCCTTCGCCCTCGCCTTCCTTGGGCTGTGGTTTCTGTAAACGATTGTAGATCCATTCGGCGGACTTACCAACGTGGCTGGGTTCGAGTTCGTACAACACATTGTCCGGAAGCTGGAACGACGCGTCACGTAACACTGGATTCAGTGCACGGTCAGCAGCTTCGTTCCATTGCCCCGCCTCGCGCCCAGCACGCCGCCAAGGATGCCCAAGGACACAGTGTCCAACTTCATGGGCAGTCAATGCGACGCGGCGTGAGTGCGAAGGGAGACTGTTGATGTACGTGGGATTGAAGCCCAGCGTCTTGCCATCCACCCATGCGGTCTTGCACGATGGATCTTCTCTCAGCTTCAGCTTCAATGTCAACGTACCCCAGAACGGTTCTCCAAGGACGAGCGCCGTACGTGCGGCAACCATCCTCTTCATTGCTTCTGACTGTTGCTTCATCTTTGCCTCCTCGTAAAGTGTGGGTTGCCTCATCAGTGCATGGGTACCCAACCCATGCAGACCGGACACCAAGCGGTGCCCGGTTTCGGCTAGCCGCGTAGTTCTTGCAGCTCTTGGATAGTTGGTATGTCTTCATCCCAACAACCAATGATGTTTTCGTCAGTGAAGCCTGCTGCCATCATGCTGACGAATAGACGCTTACGATTCTCTGGTGTTGGATCCTTCATATACCTTTCTAGCTCTACCATCATTGCGTCATCTGGTGCGGCGATGGCATTACCTAACGCCACTCCGAATGCGTAAGGAGTACGCTTGTGTGGGTGAGCAATCTGCTCCCGTACAATCTCCTCCGGCGTGTTTGCCATGTCAAGCTCCCTTCTTGGCAGGCTTCTTCTTCGGCGGAGTGTAGACGCCCTTCATGCTTGCCAAGATGGCGTCGGCCTTGCGTGCGGTGTCCTTGCGGAACTTCTCATCATCACGCAACGACTCCACGTCCAGGGTCGACAGGTCCAGTAGCACCTGCTTCCGTGCCTTCTCCAGCTTCGCGTCCCCGGTGAGGTTAAGGCGGCCAATGATCTCCGCCATCTCACCGACGCGTGCTATCATTGTCGGCCGCAGATACTTCCCATCACCCAACTTGGTCCGCAGGTCTGTCACTGTGTCGCCCAACCGCTGCCACACATCGCCCATGGCGTCTGCGACTGCCTGCTTGACTCTGTCTTCCACTCCACGTGTCATGGCCTTTAACTGCTCCTTGGGTAGAGTGACTCGAAAGTCATCCCCGGAAGGAACAGGACCGTACTGGATAGTGAAGTGGAACTTAGTCCGGACCTGGCTTGTGGTGGGGTAGTCTGAACGTTTATACATCTGCCCCAACCGTTCCTCTGCTGTCCGTACGAGCGTTGGATAGTCCCTGAGGAACTTCTCCAGCGCCGTCTCATACCTGGTCTGCACTGTCCGCATCGCTTCGACATACTCGAAGTAATTGGCAGTAGGTAAGAGACGCCAGCCCGCGTCCTCCCAGGGCAAGGTATGTTTGTAGTGCGTTACCCTTGCGACCTGAGTGGCGTTGACGAGCATCGAGTGTGACGGAGCGTCGCCCCCGAACAGTCGTTTGTGGTAGCGTCCTGCACGATCGTTCTTGGCCATCTCCGTATTCACTTTGTCGGTGACCTCTGCGTCGTGCTTCCGGGCGCTCCACAAGCCGATCCACACGTTGACGAGCATTGCTCGCCCCAAGATAGATGTGGACTTCTTTGTTGTGGTCATGCTTGCCTCCTTGTGTAGTTCAGTGTGGGTTGCCTCATCAGTACGTGGGTTCCCATTCCACGTAGACCGCCCACGACGTGTGGGCGGTTTCGGCTACCTCGCAATCATCTCCGCTTCCATCTTCTTCATGGCGTCGCTAAGTTGTTCCCACCAAGAACGTATTCCAAGGTGAGGGTCGCCAGTTAACTGGACGATGGTTGATGCGATAGCATGAATGCGTTTGACTTGGGCTTCCTGGTCCTGTAAAGACCATTGCTCTCGCCCAGCCATTACGCCGTACCGGAGATGAGCTGTCCAAGCTCACCGGACATCAATCTGACAAACTCCGGGGTGTTAACCAACTCCGGGTTGTTGCGTTCCGCATCCTTGATCAACAGTGCAGCGAATTCGCCGTGTCCTTCCTCGACGAGCCTCTCGGCGTAACGCGCCACGCGGCCAAAGTTCTGCTCGTTGGCCTTGATGGCGAGCCCTGTCACTGTAGCATACAACGCTGACAGGTCTGTCGGGATGTCCTGTCCATCCGGATTGATTAAGATGGCGTCGATGCTGGGTAGCTGACGGAACATCCGTAAGAAGGCGCGCAACTCTACCGAGGCGCCTTCACCTACGGCGCCCGCTAGTGCTTCACCTTCCAGTGTGTCAGGTAGCCCAAGCTCCAGGACGTGTCCAGCGTTGCTCCAGGTGCGCGGTAGCGGGCAGTTCGTCATGTCCGCTGTCGGTGTGAACTGGCACAGCAACTCTGGGCGGAACCGAAGGAATGCAATCAGCTCCGGCGGGATGTGCGTTTGCGTGAACGCCCATTGACACCAGTCGTCCAAGTCCTCAACCAACTCTACGATGGATATGAACCTACTCTTCACGGGCTCCAGTATCCCACTGACGTTCGCACGGTCCGTGCGCCGGTTCGTTGCTGCAATGAACGACACTACATCGGGCAGCCTGTGCCCGTTGATTTCACGCGCCAAGATTAACTGCATCTTGGCCGCCTGTACGGCGCCCGGTGCTTGACCAAGATCGTCCAGGAACCATACCGTGTCTACTGTTGCGGCAAGTGCTTCAGCGAACTGCCCGAACGGTAGGAACTGAGCGGTCTTCTTGTCCGCCGACGGCCAAGGAAGCCCCTTGGAGTCCGTCGGATCTTCCACCGCGGGGTGCGACAGTATCATCCGCGCACCTGCGGTGTCACATGCCTGTGCCACTACGTCACTCTTACCTACGCCAGGCTTCCCAGTGATTAGCACTGGGTGACGCTTTGGAATGGCGAGTGCGAGGAACATGGCCAGTTGTGATGGTTTCATCTTTGCCTCCTTGTAGTGTGTGGGTTGCCTCATCAGTACGTGGATTCCCATTCCACGCAGACCGGATGCACAGTGCATCCGGTTTCGGCTACTTACTTTGGTGGCCACATGTACGTGAACTCCGGGCGTCCATACCACGTGACGTAGTGTCCGAGGGCGTCCTCGATGTTCTTGCTTCGTGGTTTGGACATGCCGTCGTTGTTACGGAACCACCTCCAGAATTCAATCTTCCAATCCCACCATATCGAATCCTGTGGCGTGCACAGGTCGTCCAGGGTGACCTCATACTCATGCCCGTCTCGCCGGCACCGCATGAACTTCTTGCGCTCCGCGGGTGGGAGGCTAAGGAACATGAGCGACTGTTGCATACCGAAGAACAACTGGCCGCGCATTACATCCTCGTTCCAACACCTGGGTATCTCTTCCACAATGTCCTCGGACAACGTTAGCAGTGGGCAGACGGTGTGGAAGAATGTATCCTCACTATCGCTTTGCCAGATGTCGTAGAACGCCATGTCAAACGTACCGGGTGTTCTGTCCTTGAGGTATTCGAATAGGTCCGCACAGACTACAGTGATCTTCCCATCGTCATCAGGCAGATGTTGGTTGACTAGCTTGATGACCTCTGATGAGATCTCTACGACGGTGACCTGCTCCACGTCTGGGTTGGCTGCTAGGTTTGCCGCAGCATAGCCTAGCCCCAGTCCACCAACCAACACCGTGCCGTAATAGCCCTCGAGAATGTTGTTGGCTTGCGCTTGTTCCACGGGCTCGTCTGTCATCCACACCCCTTGGTCCTCTTGGACTAGTTGGTGGAAGCGCACCCGCTTGTCAAATTTGACAGCCTTACTCTGCTGGCCAAAGAGTGCCGTGCGTGCGGTGGCGGTGTGGAATTTGTGTCCCACCTTGAAGTGAAGATGCTTGATGCTGTAAGCACCTTCCACCCCTTCAGGGATGTCGAGGACGGGCCAATACTTCTGTTTCATTGTTGCCTCCCTGTAGTGTGTTGGGTTGCCTCATCAGTACGTGGATACCCATTCCACGTAAACCGCCCATGGAGTGTGGACGGTTTCGGCTGCCTACTTCTTCCGGCGCGTGCTTTTCTTCTTCCGCCGCTTGTCCGCAGTGGGCGTGGCCTTCCTACGTGTCACCTTCTTCTCTTGGCGTGGTGCTGCGGCCGTGTGTTCTGTGACGTGCCCATCGCTATTGTTCTGGGCTACGACGCGTGCCCGCTCACCCTGTGCTTGCACGCGTGCTTCTTTGCGTGCTGCCCGTTCCTTAGCACTTGTCTCCCGTCGGCGCCAGCGTGAGCGCCCCAGGTCTGGGAAACGTACTGTGTGGTCTACGATCAAGTCCGCCCGCTCGTTGGCTTGAGCACGCACATACTCCACACCTTCTGGATCAATTACAACGTCGTGTGACTGACCATGTACGTCCATCGTTGCGCCACTCCAACCCTCAGTGCAGCGGCTGGATGTATTGACGGGAACGTCTGCGTCACTAACCTGCGGAATGCCAGCCGCGCGCTGTGGACCCAACCTCTGTTCCAGTAACGCGAAGTAGGCTTCCTTACTACCTAGCACCACGAAGAGTGCCTCACGGAGTGGACGGTTGCTGCTGAACCCTAAGCGGTCGCGCTCAGCACCCATGGTCGTCTCTCCCGCTTGTAGACGGGGGAGGACTTCGCGTGCTTCCTGCAAGAGCGTCTCATCAAGTTGCTTACCGCCTTTGGGCTTCGCAGCTTTCTTCTTGTCTGCCTTCGCCGTGTCATTGACCCGCTTGTCCGCGTCCGCCTTCGCTGTGTCATTGACCCGCTTATCCGCCTTAGCTTGCGCGGACTTAGCGGGCGCCTTCTTCTTCCGTTTAGGGAAGGCGTTCTTGGCTGTAGCTTTCTTAGTACTCTTTCTCGGTCTTGCCATCATTGCCTCCTTGTGTTTGTGGGTTGCCTCATCAGTACGTGGATACCCATTCCACGCAGACCATCCACTCCGGTGGATGGTTTCAGCTACTACTACCTAGGTGGTGCGTCGACCGTCCGTCGGTACGTCCCTTCGCACAGGTAGCTTGAGTGCGAGATGCGCTGGAGCCTCAGCCGCAGTGCCTCAACGTCCTTGCACGCCAGCAACAGTTCTAGATCCTTTGCCGTCATGCATTGTGCAAGGACGCGAGCACCAATGCGGACATCCAGTAAGTCTACGTCTTCCGCCCGTGCCAACTTGCCGTCCGTGAAGCAATGGATGTTCCCGGTGCTGTGTTCCAGGATGCGTCCAATCATCTTCACGTACCTGTTCTTGACGATGACGACATCGCCTTCTTCGAAGACGCGCATCACCCACCACCCTTCGGTCCTTCGGTCTTGCAAGCGCGTCCGCAGAAGATGTGATTGTCGTGCGCGAGGATTGCCGTACCCGCTGGCAGATTCTTGCCACACGCTGCACACTTGCGATCGACTTGCGCCCGGAACATTGCCTGTCTACGCTCGACTTCTTCGATGTTCGCTAGGAGCCCGCGTGCTCGCCCGGACTCAGTACCGCTTGTTCGTTTGTTCATGTGTGCCTCCTTGTGCGTGGGTTGCCTCATCAGTACATGGATTCCCATTCCATGCAGACCGGACAGCGTAACACGGCTGCCCGGTTTCGGCTACTACGGTCCGCCTATCTGCGGTCCGCTTATCTGGTGGACGTTCTGCTCGTGCGCCTGTCGCATGAGTTCTTGCAGCACTTCAATCGTTTCGCTTGCGTGCGTCTCCACCTCGCCCCAGTCGACGTCGACGACCAGTATGTCGATGAGGCCCGCAACGCGTTGCTCCGCGTCGTTGACTGTGAGGATGGCCTTGTCCACTTCGTCGGACCCATCGTCCCATTCTGAGAGGATGCTGAAGAGTGTGTAAAGCTCATCTGGTAGCTCGTCACGCGCCGCAGTGTCCAACTTGTCTGCAAACTTGGCTACCTTGCGGAGCTTGTTGAAGTTTACCGTGCCGTTAGCGATGCACGCCTTTTGCACACGGTCCAAAATCTTCTGGTAGGCGTCGCAACTCATCCTCACCGTTGTCGTGGTACAGCCCCCGCTGTCGTCGCACGCTTGTATCATGCGCCTGTGTCGCACTATCAGTGCCTGCATCGCACGAATCGTTGCTGCCCGTAGCTTCCTGTTCCGCGCCGGGATCTTCGATGGACGTTTCATTCTTGCCTCCCTGTAGTGGTGTTGTGGGTTACCTCGTCAGTACGTGGGTACCCAACCCATGCAGACCGGATGCACTGTGCACCCGGTTTCGGCTACTGCCGGTCCAACGGGTACTGGAACTTCTCCAACACTACTGCCCATGCTGCTGCTGTCTGCTGCTCGATGATGTTGTGCACTGGGCTAGTGGAGTACGAAGGGGAACGCGTGGCGCGTACAACTTGCTCCAACGCTTCGACGCGGATCTTTTCATTCATCTCTTCCGCTGTGTCCCCATCCTTCCTGAACTGTGCGATGTACTGTAGCACACCTCGGCACACGGTACCACTTGCGGCGCGCCTTATCACGTCCATGCTCGAGCCGAACCCGTAAGTCATGTCCGCTTGTGGCGCGTCCACTTGCTCTAGCAAGCGTGCCGTCCACTTCCGTATCTCCTTCTCACAGTAGCCAACTTCACGCTCCAAGTCTTCCACTCTGTGTACCCACCGCTCTGCTACTGTGGCAATGTACTTGAAGTGGAGTTGCGTGCGCGTCTTGTTGTCGAACCCAATGAGATACTGCCCTTCCCCCAGGATCTTCTCTTCCCTGGTGAAGGCTTCCAACAACGCCTTCTGTGTTCCATACTGCCACGGCGGATGTAAGTCCACGCGTGCCATGTTGGGTGTGCCGTCCGGCATCGCTTCGGCCTGGACGTCATGCTGCTGGTGTAATGTGTAACGCATTCTTGCCTCCCTGTAGTGTGTGTGGGTTGCCTCATCAGTACGTGGGTACCCAACCCACGCAGACGTAACACGCATCCGCTAGGCAAGCGGTTGAGCGCGTGCTACGTTTCAGCTTTGAAACTTTACAAGGAGGAGGCATACTAGATGCGCCGCCGTATCCCGTCTGTCTGCAATCTTGTGCCCGTCGTCCACGTCTCAATACGTACGAGCTGTGAACGCCGTGCACGCCGCAAGCACTTAGCGGAGGGGGTCGGTTGCTGTCGCTGGCTGAACGCCCTTAACGCGCATCTAGTTTCTGTTCGACTTCCGCGTCCCATTGTTGTGCGTGCTGCACACCCACCTTCCGTCCAGCCACTTAGCACGTCCTCGGGCTCCCGTTCCCTTAAGCATTCCGCTGGCGCTCTAACTTCCCCGTCCATCCACGCGCTACAACTTCTGTGTACCCCCGCGCTGACTGTGCTGTCTGCGTCGTCTATGGATCCGGGGTCGCAGTTTCTAACTGCATCGGCAATGCTGCCATCCCCGTAGTGCGCGTCCACGTAGCGCACCCTCCAACATCCACCCCTAACTACATGCTACTACACCTACACTTACAATCTACGACACGCAACCCAAGGACGCAAGTGTTTTGCAAGTGCTTATATAGCAACCACTTACAGCGTCGCTCCCGTTGGATCGGTCGAAAAAGGGGAGCTTTTAAGCGATGCTATAAGTGCTTATATAGCAACCACTTAGCTATGCTTTACTCAGGGAAGGCACGTAAGTCCTTTGTTTCGTCCCATTTACCCGATCGCTTGCGGTGCTGCACTGTAGCGTCAAGCGGGGTGACGCTTTTGACACGCTTGCGTTGCACTTGTATGACGCCGTATTGTGCGCGGACATGCCGAAGCAGACAGTAAAGAAGAAACGGCGCTCGAGTAAAGGGCGCAAGCATCATCCACACACTTGTGGTCCAAAGTGTAGACACAAGTGTGGTGACGTTGGTGGGCGCACGCAGAGTGGTAGGCCTTGTAGGCACCTCGGTGGTAACGGTGTGGAGGGCAAGGTGAAGGGCGTGTGGGCGCTGTGCTGGGATCACGATCCGGATAACACTGCACCCGCACCAACACAAGAGCAGGCATTCGAAGGTGGGCTGACGGGGAAGGAAGCTCTCTTCGTGTTCTACTATCCGGGGAGCGCCAATTGCAATGCGACGGAGGCGGCTAAGCTGGCGGGCTACACCGGCAGCCGCGCCACATTGCAAGCGACGGGGGCGAAGCTGATGACGAAGCCCAAGATTAAGGCAGCCATCCTCAAACGCTTCGATGAACTCTCGGCACCAGGCGAGGAGATCATTGCACGCATGACGGCGGATGCGCGGGGGAGTATGCTGCCGCTAGTGAAGTTTGACGAGAAGGGACGCCCCCAGGTTCACCTCACAGCGGAACTCCTCTTAGAGTTTGGCACGCTTATCAAAACAATAGACTGCGACCCGGAGACAGGGTACATCCGCAAGCTGACGCTTAACGATGGACAGGCAGCACGAAGGGACTTGGCTAAGATACGCAAGCTCATGAGTGATGCACCGGAGGTCAACATCCTCAATCTCCAGGACCTCTCGGACGATGAGCTGGCGAAGAGGTTAGCAACGCTCGCCGCACGCCTGCGCCCTAATCCACAGCATGAGTTGAATGGGGCATGACAGTGAGCTATGCTTCGCGGAGAGACCCGGCGCTGGAGGAAGCGTTGGCGTTGGCAGAGGAGGCGCAGAGCAGGGGCGTCCCCATTCCAGATACCTTAGCACACGAGCTTCATGTGAGAGAGTCTGTACGTAGGGGCATCAACCCATGGTCTACCTTCCGGAGCTATATCGAATATGTGAACCCCGACCTGTTGCGCTACGAGCATATTGATCTGTTGGTAGAGCAGGCGGAGCGTCTCATCCGGAGAGAGATTCTGAGGCTGATGGTCCTGTTGCCCCCCCGGTACTTCAAGACGGAGGTCTTTAGCAGGCTGCTCTGTAGTTACTTCCTCCGCAAGTTTCCACGGAAGCTGGTGGGCGTGGCTAGTTATAACGCCTCTCGGGCCTGGGAAGTCTCAGAGCAGGCGCGCACGTACTTCACCTTCAGCGGGGGCGTGCTAAGGGCAAGCGCTCAGGCAAAGAAGTTCTGGGGTCCTCCTGAGGGTGGGGAGCTATGGGCGGCGGGGGTACAGGAGGGTACACTAGGGCATGGTTATCACTTAGGGGTGGTAGACGATCCAGTGGACCCGGAGAAGGCACGGAGCCCAGTGTATCAGAGGAGGTTCCAGGACTGGTGGCCTGAGAAGTGGATTAGCAGGCAGGAGCCCAATGCAGCCATCGTCCTGGTGATGCAGCGCCTGGGTGTGGAGGACCCGGTGGACTTTTTGTTCAGAAGAGAGATGGGTGAGAACACAGCACTGGCGCAAGAGGAGTGGACGGTGTTGGTGATGGATGAGCTGAAAGAGAACACCCCATTAGGTAGATGGAACGGGCCACAAGGGTTGCCGCCTAGCTGCACGCTGATCAAAGACAAGCGGAAGGTGGGAGCATTGCTGTCCCCGCGGAGGTTTAACGCTCAGCAGGTGAAGAAGATACGGGCTGGAAGTGGTACATTGACCACAGCGACACAGCGGCAGCAAAGGCCATCGAACCCGAAGGGAGACTTCTGGGCTAAGAAATGGTTCCGGAAGTATGATACACTCCCGGCGGATGCCTTCGACGGTGGCCGGGATTGGGATACAGCGTACACGAAGGAAGAGGCCAATAGTGCGACGGCTTGGATAGAGAGCTACAGGGGCCCCAGCGTAAGGGTAGGCAATGGGGAGGGTCACCCAAGCGTGGAACGCTTCCCTATCTACATCCATGACGTGGACTGGGACTGGAAGGAGTTCCCGGACCTAGTGAAGTGGATGGCAGAGCTGGAAGGGCTGCCCCATTATGTGGAGGAGAAGGCTAGCGGGAAGAGCGCTATACAGGCCCTTAAGCCTCATGGCATAGTGGCTGAGGGTGTGGCGGTGAAGGGCGATAAGTTTGCCAGAGCTTCTGCCGTGCAGCCCGCCGTGAGTACTGGTCGCATTTATGTCAGAGCCTCCGAATATGATTTACTGTTAAGTGGAGAGGGCCAGGGCTTGCTTCGCATTACATCCGAGGCGTTGCAGGCGGGGATAGGGGGGCTGGACGTGAACGATGCCTTTGTCCAGGCGCTGCACAGGCACATGAAGTTGTATGGGAAGACGGGCAAGCGGAAAGTGATGTGGGCATGAGAGTGTTCATATTTATTGCGGGTGTCATGGAGTGGTTGGCAGAGCGGAACTGTAACTTTTGGCTATGGGTAATGCAGTATAAGATTGTGTTGCCAAAAACATTATGCAGAACGCGTGGTTGTTATGTGGGACCAACTAATCCAAAACCGATGCAACCGCAACAGATGATCTATCCTTATGGCAGGCCGTCACGACCGCCACCGCCGCCCGCACCACCACCTAGAAATAATCCAGGAGTGACTGTACAGTGAGTAGGCAACGTGTAGTGCGTGTCGATCAATCACCATTGAATGCAAAGAGATGGTGTCTGACTTTGGCATGTGGGCATGAAGTGTGGATAACGGCTGTAAGACGGCCAGCGCGTCAGACCTTCGATTGTGAAGCGTGCAGATGAGAGGGCAGGTGTTAGCACGGAAGCTGATTGCACGGTTCAAGGCCGCAGGACACCCATGGCCTTATGGGGATGATGCAGTAGTGGTTCGTACGTATGCGGGACGCCATCAACTTGCCGCCGGCGCCTTTCGTTGGCACTTAGCACGACGGAGTAAGGTTGGCATCGTGCAGGGCATTGAGTACGGCAAGTATGGTTCAAGTGAGCGGGCGGGTGAGGTGGCTAGAGCAGCTACCGTGACCGTCGATACCTGTATGGGGGATGTCGATTTGGTAATAGAGAGGTCCTGATGGCAAGACAACGAACTAAGCTACCCGGAACGAAATACTTGGGCGGTGGTTGGTACATGACGCCCACAGGTAACAAGGTCCAGGGGAAGGATGCCCTCATTACGGCCATGGCCAACCTGCCGACGGACATGACCACTGGACGCTTCAGCTTCCTTCGTAAGGCGGGCCTCCAGTACCAAGGGGCGCGGGACGTCTATGCGTCCGCCGGTTACATCAAGGAGGGGACAGAGAACTTCGATCACTACAAGGCGCTCTACGAACGTGACCCCGTAGCGGGGCGTATTGTAGACATGCCCGCTAAGACAACGTGGCGCACGCCGGCGGAGATCATAGACGGCACGTTGTCGAAGGACAAGCGGGAGAAGAAGGAGGATACGGAGTTCGAGAAGGCATGGATAGCCTTAGCCCCACGGTTGAAGGTGTGGCGACACTTCGAGAAGGTAGACCGCCTCAGTCGTATTGGACAGTATGCGGTGCTCTTGATCGGTAGGCGGGAAGAGGATGACATGTCCTTGAAGACGCCGATGGAGGTAGTGACGGGGGGCGATGACATCTTGTTCCTGTCCAGTTACAATCAAAAGCGGGCGGAGATTGCTTCGTGGGTTACTAATCCAGGGCATGAGCGCTTCGGTTTCCCTGACACCTATAAGCTCAACTTGAGTACAGGTGTTAAGGAGTTCGGAGATAAGAAGCTCCTCGTACACCACAGCCGCATCATCCATGTGGCCGAGGACCCGTTGGAGGACGAGGTGTTTGGACGCCCAGCGCTGAAGCGGGTGTTGAATGCGTTGACGGACTTGCTGAAGGTGACCGCCAGCACAGGAGAGGCGTACTGGCAACTGGCGAGTAGGTTGTTGCAAGCCAAGGTCGATCCGACGCTGGAGATAACACAGGCGCAGATAGATGAGATGGGCGTAGCGTTGGAGGCCATCGTACATGACCTCCGCCGCCAGTTCGTAGGCCAAGGCACGGAGCTGGAGTGGAAGACGGGTGAGGTGCCCAAGCCTGGGGACGCATTGGAAATGTATAAGAACATCATGGGCGTAGGCTCCGGCATCCCAACCCGCGTCCTGTTCGGAAGTGAGATGGGGGAGTTGGCCAGTGCCCAGGACGAACGGAACTACTTCGGTATGGTCAACGAACGGCAGGAACAGCACGCAGAGCCCAACATCTTGCGCGCCTTCATCGACAGGCTGGTAGGAGTGAAAGCGCTACCGGCGCCAAGCAAGGAAGGGTACACGGTCGTATGGCCCACGCTCTTCGAGCTATCGGACAAGGACATTGCAGAGGCCAACCTTACGCGGGCGAAGGCGGCGAAGGAGCTGACGCCAATGGGTGGCGACCCACGGAAGTTGATCGAGGTGGACTCGGATCGTAATGTGTGGCTCTTGCAACGCGAGCCAGGACAAGTGGACGAGCCGCCCTTGGGTGCAGCTGGTGGAGGGGACGAGTAACAATGGGCGGAATTGCTAAGGATTATATAGTGTCCACTAATGTCGTGTTCGGATGCGGACGATAGGGGTGAAGGGCGTGCCTGGGTGGCAGAGTCGTAAGACGCATTGCAAGCACGGACACCCGTTGACGGGAGAGAACCTCGTGGTGATTGTTTCGCTGCATCATCATAACTATCGTAGATGTGTAACGTGTCATCGTGCAAGGCTACGAGTGTGTGCAGCCAGGCGAAGGTTGGCCAATAAGCGAAAGGCGTTGCGCTGTGTTGCACCCTAAGCACGTACTCATAGTGATCCCAGCGAGGCGGTTGTCGCGACGCCTGGTAGACAAGCCCCTGCGGTCCTTGTGGCACAGTACGGTGATTGAACATGTGGTGGCGGATGTACTGGCGTCCGCGGGGGAAGCGAAGGTGGTATTGTCAACCGACAGTCGTAAGGTTGCCCAGGCGGTGGAACATGTGGTGGAAGTGTGTATGACGCCAGGGCAGTATCGCAATGGTACAGAGCGGGTGGCGGCAACACTGGACAACTACCCAGAGTATCAGACGGAGCGGGACATCATTGTGAACGTGCAAGGGGACCAGCTATTCGTTTCCAACGAGCACATTGAAGGGGCCGTCGAGCAGGTGCAGGCGGGCTTTGATGTGGGGACGATGGCAGCGAAGCTTTTGCCTGACATGCTAACTAATTCCAATCGGGTGAAGGTGTTGATAGATGATCGAAAGTGCCTGGACTTCTTCAGGCTGGAGTCACAATCGAAAGAGATGAGACTATACCATCCGTCTTCCGTTGTGGCGCACCACTTGGGTATTTATGCCTACCGGCCGCAGACGTTGGCGCAGTGGATAGCATGGCCGAAGGGTCATCGCGAGTCTTTGTGGGGACTGGAGCAATTGCGTCCATTGGACCACGGAATGACTTTTGGTGCAGGAGAGACGAAGGTGATGCGCCCGCAGAGCGTGGACAGCTTAGAAGATTTGGATCGGTTGCGTGGCATGAGCGTCGGTGATGTCTTTAAGCTAGCGGCAAGGGCATGACGCCCCAGACACAGGCTGTAGTGGTGCATTTGAAAGTAACACCACACCGGGCGACGGATGAGTGGAAGGTGCGGTGGTGTGGTGGGTGCAGACAATACGAGTATGACACAGGCGCTCCGCGTGGCTGGGTAATGTTAAAAGGATCACCACCGGAGGGTGTGCGTTTAAACCAAGGAAGAGAGTGATGACTTATACCTATGTCGTGCTTGAGGTGTCGGAGGAAGCTTATCGAGAGATCCGGACTAAGCTAGAGGAGGCGGACTATCAGTATATAATGTCTCGTCCCTCTGACCCAAACTGTATCATCGACATGCACGGCATTGCAATCCAACCGAGGACTAAGGAAGAGAGTGGTCAATGACTTTAACAGAGCAGGAAATCGTAGCAGAAGGGAACCGCGTCATTGCTGAGGAGGCACAGGCGTTGGAGGGTCTGGAGGTGGGTGCGTCCTTTGTGGCAGCGGTGCGGTTGCTTGCGAGCTACCCGCCGGGGCGCGTGGTAGTTGCGGGAGTGGGCAAGAGCGGGTTGGTGGCACAACGTATCGCTGCCACGCTCACAGTGACAGGGACGTGCGCCTGGTACCTCAGCCCCGCGGGCGCCCTGCACGGTGACATGGGTAAAATGATGAAAGGGGATATACTGTTGATGGTATCCCGGAGCGGAGAGAGTGATGAGTTGCGAGGGATGGGAGCGTATGCGGATCGGTTGGGCTTGCCTATTGTACTTATCACAGCCGCACCTGAATCAGTGTTGGCTAAGTGGGCAGACATAGTGCTGGAGCACAGTGCGGAGGAGGCATGTCAATACGGACTGACGCCAACAAGCTCAGCGACACAGGCAATGGTCCTTGGGGATGCCCTCGCGCTTGCATTACAAAAGGAACGTGGCTTTGGTCCAGAACAATTCGCCGCACTACACAAGAGCGGCAGCCTCGGTAGGCGTTTAACGTTGACTGTGAAGGATGTAATGGTGACAGGGCAAGACGTGGGCTACGTGATGCCGCAGGACACGCTGCTGACGGCAATGGTGCGGTTGGGGGTGCACCGGGGCACGTTAATCGTATCGAGAGCGGGAGTGTTCCACGGTGTAGTGACGGCGGGTGATGTGTCGCGTTACATTAAACGCTATGATGAACGGTGGGCGAAGGCGGAAGTGGCCGATGCTACAGCTAGTGTGCCTGCGGAGATTACAGGTCCCGCATTATTGGTGATGGATGTAATAACGCAGATGCAAACGGCGGGCGTGATGGCGTTGCCGGTGCTAGATGAGATGCGGAACGTGGTAGGAATGATCCACTTGCATGATGCATTGAAGGCGAGGGTGATATGAGGTATTTTATTGGGGTAGTGTTTGTTCTATTGTGGAAATGGTGGGTGGGCTTGGTAGCGTTATTTGGCATGGTGCTGTGAGGTTACGTGATTTAGATCCAGGCGTCACTGTGGTATGCGTGCTGCGAAGCGGCAAGGACTTTAAGCCTGCCCATGTCCGCCAGCTCTATGATGGCCTAGTAAGGTGGTGGCCGTTTCGCACCATGCCCTTCCGCTTCGAAGTGCTATCTGACGTGCGCGAGGCGGACAACGACGTGCCCTTAGTCACCCCCATCCCGTTGAAGCATAATTGGCCGGGATGGTGGAGTAAGTTGGAACTCTTCCGTCCGGACTTGGACTACCTTGGGGACATCCTCTACTTCGATCTCGACACGGTGGTGGTGGGTGACTTGACAGACATCGTGTTGGTCAATCAATTGACTATGCTCGATGACTTCTACAACCCAGGAATGTTGGGCAGTGGGCTGATGTATCTACCCATGGACGTGCGCCACGTGGTGTGGGACAAATGGATTAGAGACCCACGGACGCCGATGATGCGCGTGCGGGGGGACCAAGAGTTTATAGGCGGGGCGTTTGGGTATGACCGTCCGCGTCGGTGGCAGCGCTTACTCCCTGGGCAGGTGATCAGTTACAAGGCAGACATACGTGAGCCCAAAGAGAAGACCATGCCCCAGGATGCCCGCGTCGTGTGCTTCCATGGACGTCCGCGTCCGTGGCAAGTTACATTACCTAGAGGAGGGGGACAGCATGAAGCACATACCCAACGTCCCTCGCGCAGGTCTGCTTGTAAGACATCCGCCGTAAAGGGAAGTGGGTGCCTGCGTGAAACACAAGACTGAAGGGTGGGACGGCAACCCGGCGCGGATATTGCGGAGCTGGTTGAAGGAACAAGGCTTCACTATAGACCAGGCCCTTGCAGAGTACTTCGATGAGATGGAACGTTACTGCGATGAGCTGGTGGACATACCTGTGGAGACATACTGGAATGGGGAGAGGACGGAGTGTACGAAGGTAAGGGTGGTGGTTGGGAAGTCTGGAGCACCAACGTGGTGGTGTGCGGAGCTGGAAGGGCAAGAGCGTAATGCGGTCAAGGTGCGCTACAATAATCAGACGTTCTACTTGGACGATGATGCGTTTCCGGAAGATGCTTTCACACAAGAACATAAGGCGGGGGCGGGTTGGCGGAAGGTAACGGAGGGGCATGGGTGCCCGGACTACTACCACGCAGAGTTACCTGTGAAGTGGGAAGTGCACTAGTGAGTAACCGAACGGCAGTGCTTCGTACGGACGCCGTGCTTAATCGCATCCGCTCGCGCCCCAGCCCAGTGGGTGTAGAGGTGGGAGTGTTCCAGGGTAGGATGTCTGCTGTGCTGCTTCGTGGTCATCCAGGGTTGCGACTCTACATGGTAGACAATTGGTTGCCAATGACTGCGCAACCTGTGGCATACGTAGCGTCCAAGGACTATCATGCTAGGCTAGATGAGAGTAGGCAGTATGGAAACAAGACACAGGCGCTTAAGGTGGTGCAACGGTACCGAGGACGTGCTATCCTATTGCATCAGACCTCGGTGCAAGCGGCGATGGGTTTCGAGGATGGACAATGTGACTTCGTGTTCCTGGATGCAGACCACAGTTATGAAGGCGTGAAGGCGGACCTCGAAGCGTGGTGGCCTAAGGTAGCTTTTGGTGGGTGGTTATGTGGGCATGATTATTACAATGCGGAGCAAGAGGCGCGGAGTAGGGGTGCGGGGCAATGCTTCGGCGTGCGTGTTGCGGTGGATGAAGCGGCAGTGAGTATGGGTTGGGCAGTACAGAAGGACGCAGACGGCACGTGGTTTGTGCAGAAAGAAGAGTGATGCGGGAGACCGCGCAATGAAGAAAGTAAAAGTGTAAATGACCATTCACCTGGCTCATGACTCATCTAACCGCGCGCCGGAAAGGAGTACAGAGTCATGAAGACGTACCGTAAGACATACGTGGTCCTTGAGAAAGGGGATCACCTGGAGGTGGGTTGTGGTGACGTCACGTTGCAAATTGAGATGGACCAGTTGGGAGCACTTGTGGAAGTGAGAGCCCAGCGTCCAGCAACGGACGGGCGTTTCATGTTGGCATCCTGTAGCATATTGGACAGTGGTGGAGAAACGCGGAATCATTTGGTTCGTGTCAATGGCGTTCTAAGTCTCTCTCCCATTGCGGATTCGTGTAAGCTTGGTGCCGAGGTTGTAGGTTCAACTCGTCGTTAACTTAGACTCGGGCGTGAGCGGTTAAGTAGATCATGAGACCAGGTGAATGGTTATTTGGAAAGAGGGGTAGATGAAGAAGCCTAAGAAGAAGACTGGACTGCTCCGCCATACCCTACCACGTCCGAAGGGTGTTATCGAGTGTGACGTGGTGATGGATGTAGGTGCAGGCATCCGTCCGTTCAATTGGTATAAACCGAAGCACCACGTTTGCATTGAGCCTTATGAGCCGTACTGCGAACTCCTCGAGGCGGCCCAGTTTGAGGTGTATCAGATGACGGCTGTGGAAGCATTGGACCTGCTTATGTTTGATCGCATCGACGCTGTGTACCTCTTGGATGTGATCGAGCACATGGAGAAGGAGCCTGCACTCCATGTCCTCGAGCAGGCGAAGGCGATGGCAAGGGTGCAAGTGGTCATCTATACGCCTTGGGGCTTCATGGAGCAGACGAAAGATGGTTGGGGGTTGGGTGGGCATAGCTGGCAGACGCATCGCAGTGGTTGGCTGCCCGAGGAGTTCACAGCAGCGGATGGATGGACCACGCAATCGTTCCGTCCGGATCGTCATCCACATCCACAAGGATTGTATGCCATATGGGACAATACTACTCAGAACTAAAAGCGGCATGGCACATTGATCGCATCGCACAGCTACGCGCAGGGGAGCAGATCGCCCCGGTGGAGCTTCAATTCATTCTCTCTGATCTATGTAACCAGGCCTGTCACTTCTGTGCCTACCGTGCGGAAGCTGGTCTCTCCTCTGAAGGTTTCGTGGAGTGGGAAGATGGGAAGCGCAACCATAATCCTAACCGCATGATTGGGCGGGACAAGGCCTTGGAGATTTTGGACGATGCGGCGCGTATGGGGGTTCGGAGTATTATCTTTACCGGCGGTGGTGAACCAACAGTGCATCCAAACCATTTGGAGATCTTCCAACATGCACTTGACTTGGGTCTCGAGTGCTCACTCAATACCAATGGTATTCTGTTGCGAAAGGGATGGGAAGAGGTGTTGAGCAGATTTACGTATGTGCGTTTCTCAATTGATGCGGGTACGGCGGATGAGTACGCTGCTATACGGCGTGTGCCTTCCGAACAATACCAGTGTGCTCTTACTAACCTGGCGCAGGTTGTGGAGGTGTGTGCTCTGCGGAGTTGTGTGGTAGGGGCGGGATATGTTGTAACACCGGAGAATTATAAGAATCTAGTGGAAGGGGTGCGTGCTATTCGTGCAACTCAGGCGCAGTACGTGAGGCTCGCTTCCATGCAATCTACCGCCCAGGGCGCGCCGTTTGCTCATGTGCTTTCCGAGGTACATCACTACTTGCATCTGGCGAAGGGGGAGGCGACGTCGGATTTTGAGGTTATTGATTTATTCGATTTGGTCTTGGGACGTACACCCGCTGAATCCTTGTGCGGGATGCAGCATTTTGTGCTCTATATTGGTGGTAACCTCAGGGTCTATCGCTGTTGTTATACAGCGTATACGCAGCTTGGTGAGATTGGGGATCTACGTGAGCAATCCTTTGGTGATTGGTTCAAGAGCACTGCGAAGAAAGAAGCTATAGCAACGTTTGACGCAAGGGCGTGTGCGGTATGCCCACTTGAGCATAAGAACGAGACAATCAGATACATGGTTAATCAAAATCCTTCACACGTCAACTTCGTTTAAGGAAGGGAGCCTTTATGTATCGTCGAACATGGTTAGGAAACATACTATTGGCATTGGTGGGTTGGTGGACAGGCCTTACCATTCGTCCACCATCGGCACCCGTTGTGAAGAAGCAGACAGTGCACGTAACAATACAGGCCCTAGGGGCAGAGAAGCTCCAGGCGACGTTGGAAGCTGCGGCCTCTACTAGCATCCGCGTGGCCATAGGTAGGTATCCGACAGCGGCAGAGATGACGATGGAGGAAGTAGACCTCAGCGGCAAGTCAATCTATTGGGGCAGCAAGCTCCCGCTGCCGATCGGTCCGGGGGAAACGGTATACGCGAGAGCGCAGGCCTACAAGTGAAATATTCCGTCTGTGTGCCTTACTGGAAGCGCCAAGGGGCGCTGGATAAGATGGTGGAACAGTACGACCGCCTGTATTCGGACTTTGACCTCGAGTACTCGATTTGCGATGATGGATCACCTAAGCCTGCAATAGTGCCACGCATGACGCGGAGTGGACGACTGTGTGTTATGACAAGACTTTCGGAGAAGAAGCACGCGTTGAACCCGTGCGTGCCCATCAACAAGGCGGTGGAGAAGTCGACGGGGGACATCATCATCCTAACGAATGCGGAGGTGGTACACCTAGAGGCCATCTTGCCTGAGATGCGTGGGTTGTTGACAGACGCCACGTCCTATGTGATAGCACGGTGTTGGGACACGCGGGGGAAGTGGATAGCAGGTCCGGAGACGGACTACTCCATACATGGTCCGCGGGAGCCCTGTCCACCTGGCGGACACATGCACTTCTTGACCATGCTGCGGCGGGAATTGTGGGAGGCGGCGGGTGGGTTCGATGAGGAGTATCGTAACGGGCAGGGCTGTGATGACAACGATTGGTTGTGGCGTCTATACGCTGTGGGCGCCCAATTCAAGACAACGCTTGGGCATGTGCAGCACGCTCCGAGTAAAAGTGTCCGGTGGGGCCTTCCGCACAACCGCGCTCTCTTCCATCGCAAGTGGCCCTCGGAGATGCGTACTCATCTCATTGCAGCAGGTGGAGGTTTGAGGTGAAGGGATGACGTTTATACGCGTGGGTTACGTGGGGTTTTCATATTGCCGCTGGTATCAGCCGGCGCTCGGCCTCACGAGATGGTGGCTCCCGACCTTCCGGATCTACCGATCGCTGTGGCTGGGAAAACTGGAGATCAGACTGTACCGTCCCACCGCCCTGCGTGCGATTGGAGCTGTAATGAGCGTGCGGAATATATGGGAGACGACAGAACAATGACATTACTGGGTGGGGACTACCAGACCGCCGTGCGGATGTCTGCAAAACTTGCAGCGATACCCTTGCCGAAGGACATGACAGGGATGCGTGTACTTGATGTTGGGTGTGATTTTGGTGCATTTTGTAAGTTGGCCAGTGACCGGGGGGCACGGGAGGTAGTAGGTGTAGACCGTGGACGCATTGTACGTGGTAAGGGTTTCGTAGACTTGGTTGCACATAACACAGCGCAAGGCTGGGAGCGGTGTACGTTTGTAGAAGCAGACTTGGGGGTGGAGTGGCCTGACTTGGGCAGTTTCGAACTGGTGCTGTGCTTCTCCCTGTATCATCACTGGTATGGACAGTGCGCGGACCACTATCTTATTTGGCAATGGCTTGCACAACATACGGCGGCGGACGGACTATTACTGTGGGAGGGTCCGTTTAGCAGTCTGGACGGAACGGCGCGGCAGGTGACGCAACGCGTTGGTGATTACAATCGCAATGCCATCCTTGCCGCAGCCGAACAATTCTTCGACATCGAGGTGGTGGGACCAGCACAGCATAGGGCTAATCGAGAAGTGTGGCGTGGGTTTCTGCGGAGGATGGATGTTATTACGAGTATGCGGGACGTTGAGGAGCGGCGCCGGGAAAGCCTCGGCCGCGTTCAGCGAACAGCGGATGCGCGAGGTGTACGAGATGATGGGGTGGTGGCCGTTCGCCGGCACACTGAACTTGCAGCCGAGGTGGCCAGAAGGGACGAGGCCGAGCAACTTCGGGGAGCTGAAGCTCTTACTCGGACCCCCGCTGCGGGAAACGGAACACGACACCAAAATAGGACCGCTTCAGTGGTGGCCAGGAAAGTTAGAACTGCCGGAAGGCGACACAAGAAACGCCCTCCTGGTGCGGGGTGTACACACCGCAACCAACTACTTGGAATTAGTGACGCAGTTAGCAGTGAGATACTCGACAGACAACGGGATAAGGAACGGCGACAGGATTTGCTTTACCCATACCACGCTCTAATCTTAGGGGGTGGTCAGGGTGTGTGGGATGAAGTGTTGGCGTGGGAAGAGATGTACGGCGGGAGGTGGGACGGCCTTGTTGTAGCGGCGAATGATGTAGGCAGTCATTGGCCCCGGGCATTGGACCACTGGGTTACTCTCCATCCAAATAGACTTATCAGCTGGATAGCAATTCGCAAGAGCTACGGCTTCGTCGATGGGTTTGAGACGTGGGGTCGGCGCAAGTTGAATGCGATTGACCATTACATCCAACCGTGGGCGGGTGGATCGAGTGGTATGCTCGCCGTCCAAGTTGCACGTCAGCTGGGATGTACGCGAGGGATATTGTGTGGGATACCGATGACACCCTCGCCTCACTTCATAGAAAGTACGGTGCACCCGGGCACGAAGAACTGGAACGAGGTGGCGGGACATTGGCGCTCGTGGGCCCGGCACATGAATCGTATGACGGGATGGGTGCGCTCGATGAGTGGGCGGACGGCGGACGTGTTGGGCGTACCTGACGTAGATTGGTTGTTGAGTGAAGAGGAGTGTGTGTGAACGACCTGGGTCTGCAATCCCTGGCATTTGCCAAGCGGTACGTGTCGTTGACAGACGCATTGATGTCCCAGGGTGTTGCCGAGGCCAAGGCGCGGGAGGAAGCGCGAGCTACGGCATTGATAATGATGTATCATGAGAATCCAGATAACCCTTGTCCTTTGTGTGGTGGTGATGCTTAGCCTCGCGGATGCGATTGTTGTTAATCAAGGCGACAGCGAACACCTAATGTTCCGCTTCCACAATACGGCGCGCCGGATCGCGGATCAGTTTGGTCCGCAGACAGCGAGGGCGTGGGCGCGTGCAGTAGCCAATGTGCAGGACGCTATTGATGAGAAGGCCTTGCGCGCCGCGTTGGCTGCAAAGGATCTCGCGCAAGTGGACGCCGCTGTGAGTGCCTCCCGTTTCGGGAAGGCGTTGCAAGCACTGGAGGACCCATTTGCCCGCACGGCTGGTGCGACAGGGACAGCGAGTGCCGAGACGTTGGAGGAGGCGGGCTTCATCATGCAATTCAACGCCACGCATCCCAACGTGATTCTGTTTGCACGTGACCAGGCGGCGGCGCTAGTAGTGGACGTGACGGCAGATGTACGTGAAGCGATACGCACGGTGGTGGCGTTGGGGGCGCAAGAAGGGCTAACCATAGTAAAGCAAGCGCAGGCCATACGGCAGGTCGTAGGGCTACCCCCTCCCTGGGCTGAGGCACCCTTGCGCTTAGGTAAGGAGCTTAGGGAGGGACGGGCGGCAGCGGCCACAGGAAGGCGCTTATCTGCTACCACTAAGCAAGAGATCCGCCGTCGCATCTCTCGCGGGACAGTCACGGAGGCCTTCATCGAGCGGATGCAAGAGCGGTACAGTAAATCCCTTATCAATAGACGGGGTTTGAACATTGCGCGGACCGAGAGTCTGCGTGCGGCCAATTTTGGACAGCAAGACAGTTGGGTGCAGGCGATGAGGCAGAAGGTCTTGCCACGGGACAGTAGGCGCTTCTGGATCGTTACCCCGGACGAGAAGCTCTCCGAAACACATGCACGCATTCCTGGTATGAATCCAAACGGGCGAAGTATGACCGAACCATTTCAAACAACTGAAGGTCCTTTTATGTTTCCACCTTCAAGGCCAAACTGCCGTTGCGGTATTGGCTTGGGGATAGGGCAGGGGCGATGAAGAAGAAGGAGACGGCGGCGGAGTTGGTGACGAGACACATGAGTACCCTTACACGGTTGACGGACTTGTGGCCAAGTCTCTCGGTCTCGGCACAACAGATGTTGTTGAAGCAGGTGCAATTGTTGGTGGGTGAGAAGTATAATGGCGTTATGGAATTGCATTGTACGATGGGTGGTGTGCGCCTGTTGCGTGCACCACGGGACTTCCGTCCTACCAATGGCGAGGGGTCAAGCAAAGAAAGGTAGGTCTTGTTCTCAGTGCAAGATGCTACTATTGTTCGTTTGAATGGAGCCGCAGTTTTCATCACAGAAGGGGAGAAGTAGACCATGACTACACAGACAAGGACGCTGGGTGTTGGGGAACCAGTGCTCCGCAATGGAGAGATGCATTTGGTTACTGACATGGTGAAGCGGTTTTCCCAGGAGGACGGGACACCCTTCATGCTGGTCGTGTATGAGAACACGGCCCACAAGGTCACAGCGCTTGCGAGCGATCAACGGTGGGACGATGAGCTGGGTTGTTGGTACTCGTGGGGTGTGGTGATTAGTAAAGCGGATCGTGCAATCGTGGCAGAGTTGCGCGATCGGGGTTTGTTACCTTGTCGTAAAACGCGCACACCAGGTAACCCACCCGCCGGTGGAGAGCACCTCAATTTGTTCAAGGCGTTGTTCCACTTGAAGCCCGCGCAGTTTTGGAACGCTGCGATGGCGGAAGTGCGGAAGGGTGGCGACCTCCCGGTTGAAGCACAGGCGGCCGTTGCGGCCTATACTGAACGTTACAAGCAACCTCTCAGCGAAGGTTACGCTGATCCAGATGCCGACGACTCGGTGGGGGAGTAAACCATGGCAGACTTTCATTACAACGAAGCGGCGAAGAAGGTTTACGACCAGACGTTGGATATGGTTGCCGACGCTGCGGTCAAGGTAGGCCTGTCTACGTCTGTACACGTTCCTATCAGGGACGACGACTTCCTGGACGAAGTGGGCGCCGATGATTTCATCGACGGCGAACTCACCGGTACGGGGTACACCTCCGGTTTTGGTAACTCGGGGCGTAAGGCGTTGGCTTCTCGCGCCATTGTTGTTGACAAGCCCAACAACCGCGCCGAGTTTGATGCCGCTGATGTTACATGGACTGGTATCGACGCAGGTACGGCAGCGCAAGCAACGATCATGAAAGAGATTACGAACGACGCTGCAAGTATAACGATTGCGAACATTGATTCGGGAGGCTTCCCAATTGTGACCAACGGCGGTGACCTCACGATTCAATGGAACGCGGAAGGCATCATTCAATTGCGGACCACTTAAAAAGGCTAGATTGCCGAGGAATGAAAATCTTCGTACAGTGGGCCAAGGCAACACGTCGGGCTTATCGGCAGATGGATTCTGCCGATTGGCCTAGCCTCCCCCGTAAGGCGGAACCCAAGGCGACTCGCACCCCGGTCTTTGATGAGGCTGGGCGTGTGGTGGACTTCAGCGGCGGTAAGGAAACCCTAGACGACGCGGACGGGTGGATTGATGGTGTGTGCGTCATGGGACGGCGGTGTTGGGGGGACCACGTTGCTGTTGAGGAAGTCGGGGATACGTTGCGGGTTATTATGTGGAACAACGATCCCGGCGACTACGCTCAGGATGAGATGACGGCGATGGTCTGGACATTTTATCCCGAGATCGTGGATTGGACTGTACGCTCAGGTGACGGAACGCTCCGCAACGTGGGGCCGCGTGAGGACCTCGATTGGTACATGAGTCCCACACGCAAGGCTGAGTTGGCAGCCGCAGGAACCTTGCCACTGCTAGTTGGTAGTGGTGAGTTTGCTCGCGTCCTTCCCTATGTTGATTTCGTGCCGCCTCCTCCTGCAAAAACACTTCACGGTATTTGGCTCCTTCAAGACGTGAGTGACGCTTTGGCGGCAGTACCGACTCCAGGTTATCGGGAGTGGTTCAAGTGACCATTACTTATGAGTTTGATGGTGCTACTGGTTTTGATAGTGGTTGTACACCGGCAACAGCTTTTAACAAAAATGCGCGCCTGGGGCGAATTGACTCGACCTTTTTAAGCCGACTCATTCCCCCGGCCACAACAGATGAAATCAGTATGTCTTGGACGACACCTGGGGGCGAGCCCGGCTTTGCCGACTGGCCTCTTGGTGCTTATGTCGCGCGCATTAATATCAATGCTATTGACTCCGTCGCCAGTATTAAGTTTCAGCTTTTACGCGTGCAGTCTGGGTGTACAGTAGACGAGACGTTGGGAACGTCCGGCTCTGTCTCTACAACAGGCAATAAGACTTTTACTGTTAACACGGACCCCACGTCTGGGGCGGCGGGTGATAGATTTCAGTGCCGGATCCTTGGTTCTAACAGCGACCTACACATGACCCAAAATTTCACTATTAACCCAGATATTTCGACCCGATCTGTGATCGAAGGGCCTTGGTCAGTCGGGGGCATTGCTATTCCTATTGTTTATCACCACCGCCAGAGGAATTTTTAGATGAGCTTCCAGGGTTTTCTAAGACAATCCACAGCCGTAGATGTGAAGATTGGGCCGTTCGTTGATAGTGGTGACGGCGATGCGGAGGAAACTGGACTGACAATAGCTCAGGCCGATGTGCTTCTTAGTAAGAACGGGCAGACTGGGGCGCAAAAGAATGATGCGACTTCCTGTGCGCATGCCGAAGACGGGATGTATAACTGTGAGTTAGATGCGACTGACACGGACACCGTAGGGCAACTCACGCTGGGAGTTCATGTGGCAGGTGCTCTCTTCGTCCGTCACGATTGGCAGGTTGTTGAGGAGGCCGTGTATGGTCGGGATTACGCTTCTGGAGCAACTGGGGTTGATCCCGATTGGACAAACGCCGGTCGGTTGGATGCGATCTTGGACATTATCGCCGCCGATGTGGTCAATATCGACGGCGCGGCAATGCGGGGCACGGACGGTGCCAACACCACAACACCACCGACAGCCGGTACGATAGCCGACGCGGTACAGGATGAGCCTATTGAGGGTCATGTTGTACAAGGTACTACGGGTTGGGCAACGGCACTTGCTGTCTACGCCGGTCCCGATGGTCCAGGTATTTACATTGATAGCGGCGCGGGCAATACAAATACCGTTGTTGGTACAGACGGTACTGAGATCAATCCCGTCTCGACGTTTGCAGCAGCCCGCACACTGGCTAACGCATTGGGCTTGAAGATTTACTACCTGGAGGGTAATTCCGATATTACTCTCGCGGCCACACATGTTGACTGGGAATTTATAGGCATCGGTAGTGTGTCTGATAACGTTGTCAATCTCGGAAGCCAGGACGTGAGTCGGTCCTTGTTCCGAAACCTGACACTCGAAGGCATACAAGGCGGCACGGGTAGGATCACCGCCCGTGACTGCGCACTCCAAGACCCCGGTGCGGGTGCTACAACACTACATATGTTCGCTGAGCGGTGTGGATTTGTTGACCGTATCGAAGTGGATACGAGTAACGACAACGTGTTCGATCAATGCTTTTCATTGGTCGCAGGCACCGCTGCTCCCGTGATTGTTGCGACGGGTGCAGCGGGTACAATATCGGTGAGACACTACAGCGGTGGACTAGAGTTTGAGTCGTTATCCGCCTCACATAACGTCACGTGGGAGGGCATTGGTCAGATCATCTTCAACGCCAACTGCAACGTTAATGCAAATGTCAGTGTTCGTGGTGTTGGCGCGATTATCGACAACACGGCCGGAATGGCTGCGCTGACCGAGACGTCATTGGTTAACATGACCAAGATCAACACCGAGTGTGATACAGCCCTCAGTGACATGGGGTTCTCTTCGCCTAGGAAGAACGTCGCGCTGGCGGACATCTCTGTCTTCATGGTGGCCTCAAGCGACCATGTTACGCCAAAGACGGGGCTAACCCTCACGGTAACCCGATCGCTCGACGGGGGTGCGTTTGGCGCGGGCACAGGGTCTGCTGCCGAGATCGCCAATGGCATGTACCAGTACGACGCCAGCCAGGCCGATATGAATGCCGATGTGGTGATCTTCCGGTTCACCGGCACTGACGCGGACGATACCTTCCTCACCATTCATACGCGCTCGTGATCCTTTACTGGCAGAACCACGTCGCGGCTTTTGTAGGTGCTCACCGTTACCTGACGGTGGGCATTTTCACACAACCCTTGCAACATGCTTCCGCGCTTGCAGCGACCACCGTTACACCTTCACCAGTGGTCCTGACGTTGGTGCCAGCAACTCCGACCTTGGTGGCGGGCGCTGTAACCGTTACGCCTAGTCCGGTTGTGGCTACCATCACCCCCGTCGCGCCCACGTTGGTCGCAGGGGAAGTAACGTTGCTACCTGATCCAGTCATTGCTTCGTTTGTTGTTGGTATACCCACGTTGGTGGCGGGGGAAGCAACACTCTTACCTAATGCCGTCGTGGCCGCATTTGTTGTTGCCTCGCCCATCGTTACCAACGCGCAGACGATTAATCCCAGCGCCGTCATCGCAACCTTTGCGATAGGAGCACCAACGTTGGTGGCGGGAGTAGCAACGCTGACGCCGAGTGCTGTCGTGACTACGTTTGTAATTGCGGCACCCATATTAGTAGCGGGAGTAGTAACGTTGACACCTGATGCTCTGGTTGCTACGTTTGCAATCGCAGCACCTACGTTGACCCCAGGTGTAGTGACGTTGACGCCCGATGCTGTGATTGCGACATTCGTAGTCACTGTGCCCACGGCTGTCTTTATCCAGTCACCCAGTCCAGTGATAGCAACGTTTGTTGTGGTGACACCGGCTATACTCACAGGTGGTGCGCTAACACCTAATGTGGTGGTCGCGTCATTCGTAATTACTGCGCCCACGACTATCTTTATTCAGACGCCTAGTCCAATCATTGCCACGTTTGCGCTAGCAGCACCTACTCTTGTTCCTGGAGGCATTACAGTTACACCGGATGCAGTGATCATAACACTTGTGATAGGGGTGCCAACTCTTGTTGTGGGGACTGTAACAATGGCACCGAACGCCGTGGTGGCCACGTTTGCGTTTGTGCCGCCCACCGTCCTCCTAGGTCAAACTGTAACGCCAGGCACCGTAGTCACAACATTCGCGCTCGCTACTCCGACGATGGTGGCAGGTCCCGTAACAATGATGCCCGCTGCGGTGGCCACTACGTTTGCTGTTGCAGGGCCAACACTCGCTGTAGGAGCAGTGACGTTGACGCCAAGTGCCATTGTGACAACGTTTGTGGTGCTTGCGCCTACTACAATCTTCATCCAACAACCTAGTGCCATTGTAATGACGTTTGCTATTACAGCGCCAGCATTGATAGCAGGTGAAGCCACGCTGTTACCCGATGCTGTAATAGTCACATTCGTTATCGCTGTACCGCAGCTCCGGGAGACGGTGAAACCCAGCGTCGTTGTTGCGACGTGGTTTGTTGCTGCACCTACTACAGTGCTTGGAACAGCACTTACCCCTTCCGTTGTGTCTGCCACACTTGCCATCACTGCTCCCGCTTTAGTGGCGGGAGCAGTGACGTTGACGCCCAATGCAGCGATTGCGCCTTTTCCCATTGTCACCCCATAACCCTTTGTTGATTTTACCGCCACACCTTCGCCCGTGCTAGCGAGCTTCACTGTAGCATCCCCAACATTGGCGCTCGGTGCGGTAACACTCACACCCACACCCGTGTCAGCGGTATTTGCAGTCACCTCCCCCACGCCTAAAGTTACAACAACCCCGGGCACAGTGATTACGCGTTTTGTTGTCACAACACCAATTGCCCGTCTTACAGTAAAGCCCGCGGCGGTGGTAGCAACGTGGACGGTAGCAAGTCCGACATTGGTGCCCGGAGGGGCGACACTATCCCCGGGTGCTGTGGTCATGCGTCTTGTGGTCACGACGCCTACGTTAGTATATCATATCATTATCTTTGGAGGTGTAGCTGCCGCTGTTCCTTGTTTCGGTGGGAGTGTGGCAGTATCGGCGGCCTGCTTTGGGGGTAATGTGTTAGAGGCGGTGGCCTGCTTCGGCGGTAGTGTGGCAGTATCGGCAGCCGTAGAGGGGGGTGGAGTGGCGGCATCTGCCGGCGTACAAGGTGGTGGTGTAGCGGTGCCAGAACCTTAGGAGAGGTTGATGACTATATATCGTACTAATGACACCAATTTAGTTACCGATGTGCTGACGGACCCGGCTGGCGATCCTATCACCGTTGGTACGGTGAACGCCGAAGTTTTCAATGAGGCGGGAACGGAGAGCTTGATTGCTAGTGCAGCGATGGTGCATGACGCGGGCGGGGTGTGGAAGAGGAAGTTGGAAGCGGACGTGGTTGATACCATACCCGTAGGCACCAAGCGTGTTCTTGTTCGGGTCACCGTTGGGAGCCCAGTAGACGCCACGTTTGAACGTATCGAACAGGTGCGTGACAGACGTGCAGCAGAAGTGGTATAGCTTTAACGAAGGGACATTGGACAATCCCTACGACTTGCACAGTAGGCACGTATCATACTATGTTCACGTCCTGGGCGTAGTTAAACGATAGGACAGCCTGCCAACTCCTTGATGTTTAAGGACCATTGGGGGCCCTCCACACAGGCTTCAAAAGAAGTGGAGGTCCCCATTTCGTATGTCGATGCCACGTGATAAAGAGACGCGAAAAGCATTCGTGTCCAGGTGCATGGGTGATGCGGAAGCCAATGAGGACTTCCCCGACCAAGAGCAACGGGCAGCCTTCTGCCACAGTGTCTTTACCAACAACGCCAAGCAGGTGGTAGACATGCGACGCGAGTGGGTAAACCTGGCGCTGGAAGGACCACTCCGCACCGAAGAGTTCCAGGGGCGTGAGTACTTAGTGGTCCCTGCGGTACTCGTCCAAGACCAAATCCTTCATAACAACCTAGGAGCCACATTCCTGCCACCGGAAGCCATTACAGATGAGTGGGCCGAGGAATGGAACAGCATCCCGGTTATCGTACAAGACCACCCAACACAACGTGGCGTCAGTGTCAGTGCACGTGACCCCGACATTTTGGATGCACGTGGCGCGGGTTTCGTCTTCCATGCTGTGGTGGAGCGCAATGGGACGACGAAGTTGAAAGCGGAAGTATGGTTGGATGTAGCACGTTCATCTGAGGTTCCGGATCTGGATAACATCATTGGGAAGTTACGGGCGGGGACGAAGGTAGAACTGTCCACTGGGTTTGCGACCGAGGCGATTGAGGAGCCTGGTATGCACAACGGTGAACAGTACGAGCGGATACTCCGCCCCTTGGGTGCGGACCACTTGGCAATCTTTGCGGAGAAGACCGGCGCTTGTTCCGTAGCAGATGGCTGCGGCTTGGGTGCAAACAAGGAGGATGGTAGCGTGGATGGAGACATAACGGAGGAAGAGCGTGGGGTACTAGGCAAGTTGCTGGACAGGGTGCTCAAACGCGCCCCGGCCGAGAACACCACGGGCGCAGAGTATCGTCTCCTTCTCTTACGTCTCAAGGCGTTGGGGATGACCAACGAGACGATCGGCAATGCGATAGGGTGTGACGCGTCCACCGTGTCACGCACGGAGCGGGGAGAGATCCTCAATCCCAAACCCGAGGCGCTTGCGGCGCTCAAGAAGTACATGGACACCAAGTTCACCGGGAATGCGGAGCATGAGCATTCCGATGAGGAGCGGCGCATGAAGTTGGGTGATGCGCTTGCCGAGGAGTTTGGCGGTAGGGACAAGTACGTGTGGATCGACGCCGTGTTCTCCGAACAGGAGCGCGTAGTGTTTGGTGTCGTGCATCAAGACGGTGTAGTAGATAGCGACAAACTCTTCGAGGCGACGTTTGAGATCGCCAACGAGAGCGGAGAGGTCACGTTTTCCGAGCCCGTCGAGGTGGTCCGGCGCGTGATTTACGAAGCAGTATCGAACGTCTTACCAGCAAAGGAGAAGGGAGCCACAATGCCCACGGACAAAGGGAAGGGCAAGGACACGCCGACGGGCGCGGACGGTGCAGCGGGGGCAGATACGCCCGCGGCCAATGCAGACACTGACAAGCCTGCGGCAGCGGCACCAGCGGAGCCGGCAGCGGCAGCGGCGCCAACAGCACCGGTGGTCAACGCCGAGGAAGTAACTGTACTCCGGGCGGAGTTGGCGGAAGCCAAGACCGCAGTGGTGGAGATGCGGGAGATCACAGCGCCCCTGGTCGAAGAGCGGGAGCGTGAGCGCAAAGGTTTGGTTGAGGCGTTGGCGGGGAACGATGCAGTGCCCTTCGACACGGCGGACCTCGAAGCCAGGCCGTTGGAAGACCTGCGGAAGTTGTTCGCCATGAGCCGCGGTGCAGTATACGCGGGACGTGGCGGACCGAACGTGAGCAACGTCAAGCCTGACGACGCTCCGCAGTACATGGAGCCCACGAAGTATTGGGAGACGCCCAAGGCGCCGTCCAGCGAAGGGGGTGAGTAATGCCGAACACCATCCTGGTGAAAGGCGATTTGGTTGCGAAGGAGGCGGAGGCGTCCAGCGCCATCACCCCGGGCGACCTTGTGGAGTACGGGGGCGTCAATGACCTGCAGACGCACGGCACAGCGGGTGGGCCGGCGCGTAAGGCATTCGCCCTCGAGAACGATCTTGTCGGTAAGGGCGTCGGCCTCACGGGCGACGACTATGCGGCCGGTGAGACCGTGCGGTACGGGATTCCTCAGCCTGGCGCGGAGGTCAACGCCATCCTGAACTACCCCGAGAATGTAACCAAGGGTGATCCCTTGGTCAGTGGAGGCGACGGCGGACTGGTTGCCTTCATCGAGTCCACCCACGAAGCGGGTGTCATTGTGGCATACGCGGCGGAAGACAAAGACAATTCGGCCGGTGGTGCGGCGGTTCGCATCATTGCTGAAGGAGCGGAGGCGGAAGGGGGATCTGTCATGGAACAACAGTTTAGACTAGTTGGCGCAGAGGATCTGCTCGCTCGAGGCGTAACTAACCTCGCACAGCTACGGCCGATCCTTGCAGCAAACGCCGATCCGCTTCAAGTCCATAACGCTACCCTGCGGAAGGACGAGTGGGAACAGATCGACGAGCGGGTCAATCAGGTGATGCGGGAACGCCTCACCGTCGCAGACGACCTGCGCGCCAAGGGGCTTGTGACGCCTGTTGGCTTGGGCACCACGTTGCGTGTAACGGAGCGGTTGGAAGACTTCGAAGACGCGGACGTTTCCTACGATGGCGACACAGCACCGACGAAGGACCGTCCCAGTTTCCTGCGGGACACCATCCCGGTGCCTGTTGTGTCGAAGGACTTCTCAGTCAGTTGGAGGCAACTCGAAGCGTCTCGCACGCGTGGAGAGCCTCTCGACACCACGGCCGCAGGTCTTGCGACCCGCAAGGTGCGGGATAAGTTGCAGGACTTGATCGTGAACGGGTTTGGACACGGACCGGACGGGTCCACCATCCCCGGGCTTGCTAACGCGGCCAATAGGCAACAGGTGTCGTTGACCATCGATTGGGACGCGTCGGGCGCAACGATCATCGCCGATGTACTGCGGATGTTGGAAGCAGCATACGCGGTCAGCCTCTTCGGACCCTTCACCCTGTACGTACCCAAGAACTACTGGGCGACGTTGCAGGATGACTACAGTACGGACAAGGGTGAGAAGACGTTCATCCAGCGCATCCTGGCTTTCGAAGATATCGAAGCCGTGCGGCCGCTGGACACGTTGGCGGATGACAACGTGATCATGGTGCAGATGACCGAGGACGTGATCGACTTGTCCGAGGCGCAGTCCATCACCACCGTGCAGTGGGAGAAGAACCCGTTCGTAACGATGTTCCGGGTTCTGATGGTTGGAGGTCCGCACATCAAGTCGATCGAGAACGAAGCGGGCACCACCATTCATGGAATTATACATCTTTCGTAAACGGGCGGACGATGCCGCGGTATAAGAACATTGGGCATTCCTTGTGGCGGCGGCCGACTGGTGAGGCGGTCCCGCCTGGGGGAACCTTTGAGGCAACACCCCGAGAGCACCAACGGATTAAACGCCGTGGGTATCACGGGCGATTGCAGCGGGTGGAGGATGTACCCGCTGCCTCCTCAAGTGGTAGTGACAAGCCCACAGATCAATCACCTGCTACAAGCTCCGCTGCCAAAGAGTTGCGCGCCGAGTGGACGTTGCGTATGGAGCCCGCAAAGTATTTGAAGTTGCACGGCAGCGGAGGACATGCACCACTCGCCCGGCAGATCGTGGCCGCGGAGGAAGAGGGCGCCTCATGACGCTATACCGGAATCGAGGCGCCCGCTTCCCGCGGGATGATGAACAAGGTCATTGGGAGACGGACGCTGTGCACGAGCCCACGGAACATGAGTTGCGGACGCGTGCGCACAAATTGGTTGCCGTCTCCGCACTGGACCCCGAGTATGTAGAATCAGTATCGGCAACACTCGCAGAGGAGGTTATTGATCCCTCAACGGGGCTTGCCGAATGGCCTATACAGATGCGCCCGGAGATGTATGTGCGTCTGCATCCTGAAGGCAAACATGCTGACCTTGCTCGTGCCCACGTGGCGCAGGCTGAGGAGGATGCAGACCCTGATGCCGAGGACATCTGAGACAGCCGTCAAGGCTGTAATATCCACGTCGTTGACCACGACGCAGGTTGAACAGTTTATCGGTGACGCCTCGTTGTGGGTGGATGAGGAGTTAACCTCCTCGGGCCTATCCGCAGGACGCCTGGAGTTGATTGAACGCTACTTGACCTGTGCGCTCATACGTCTACGTGACCTTGGGTTGACGCAAGCCAAGTTCGATGACATCACTGAGCACTATCAGGTGGACAAAGAAGTCACGGACTACCTGTTACGTGCTGCGGCAATGGATCCTACAGGTACAGTGCGCCGCTACTTCATGGCGCCCGCAGATGTGCGCCCAGTGCAGTACCGCGTAGCCACACGCTTCGTGGACGACACGGCCACTAGCCCGGCAGATGATGTATGAGTGTCCTACTCAGTCGGCACGCGACACTGGAAACAGTGGGTGTAGAAGCACGCTCCGGTGTTGATGGGGAAGGTGCGCCTAATTACGCTGCTTCCGTAGACATAAAGTCACGTGTCACTCGATCGGAGAAAGTAGTTCTTAACGAAGAGGGCACGGAGGTCCGCACGGTGTTGAATGTGTGGACGCCCTCAACGTCAGACACACTACCCGGACGTAAGGCTCGTCTAACGTTTGGTGGTGAGAAATTCATTGTCGTTGACCTAAAGGATGTGAAGGGGCTTGATGCCACTGCTGAACACCGACGCGTGCGTTGTCGCCGCGAATAACCTTGGGGGTGTAGGTGGGCACAGAGCAATGGATGGTGGTCGCGGTGCTTTTCGGTCCTTTGGTTGGGGCGGGCATAGGAACATTCTTTGGGTTACGTGGGGCCATTAACGGTCTTGCACAACGTTCGAAGCGGATGGAAGGGACGTTGGTTGAGGTGCGTGACTACACGCGCGACACGTCCAGGTTGCTGGAAGGAACACTTGGTAAGCAAGTCGGTGAAATCCATACGGAGGTCACGCGGGGTGACTAGTGGCTAGAGGTGCCCAGAAGACGCGCAAGAGTTTTAAGGCTGCCGCAAAGCAGATTGAGAAACTGCGAAAGAACCTTGGGAAGAGAATGGCCTCGGGTCTTAGACTCATTGGTGAAGAGATCATGTTGGATGTGAAAGCTTCTCGGCCGGGCGCTGGAGTACCAGTGGACAAAGGACCATTGCGTGCAAGCGGTAGAGTGGAAGGTCCGGTGGCGGATCAAGTGTTCTTGGACTTTGGGGGCAGTGCGGCGCCTTACGCTGTGGTGCAGCATGAAGATACAACGTTGCAGCATAGCGTTGGTGAACCGCGCTATTTGGTACGAGGCATTGAACGGTGGAAGAGAAATGGGGAGAGTGTGCGGCGGGCAATGGCTCATTTGAAAGTGGCCGTAGACCGGGTGGCTAAGGGGCAGCGTGCATCCACGCGTGGTGTGGGTATAGGAAGTGTGCGGCGAAGAGGAAGGGTGCGTTAATGGGTGCCGTCGTTGATGTCTATCAACATCTCATCACCCAGGGACATGCGGAAGGTTCTACAGGCTGGGACATTGTGAAGCGGATGTTGTCGGATGTGGATGTCAATGATCAATTGATCGTTGTGACAGATGATGGGGGGGCACTTCCGGAGATTAAAGAAATCTTAGGCATTGGTGACAGTGCCTTGCATGATATTGGTGTGTTGGTGTTGGTGCGTGGTGCACCCTTCAAGGGTGATGCAAATTTGACGAAAGCATTGGACATCTTTATTGAGTTACACGGTAAGCGCGACGTGACGTTGAACGGAACGCAGTACATGCGGATTAAGGCCATGACGCCTGAGCCTATCTTTATTGGCTTTGACGATAAGAATCGTCCGCGCCATACGACAGGCTATATGCTATTGGTAGACGCATGAGAAACCATTCAGGTAGGAGGAGGGGGTAAAGTAAAATGCCAAAATATCTTCCGCACGGCACTACGTTCAGCATCGGGAGCAAGTTGGTGGGGGGCCTTATTTCCATCGGCGTTCCCGATCGCTCGCGCGGAGAGGCAGAAACAACGGACACCGATTCTGCAGGGGACCGGGAGTGGATAGCCGGTCTAAGAGAAGGCGGCGGTGTGGAGTTGACATTTCGGCACGATCCGGATGACGTTGGTCAGCTTCAATTGGAAACCAACTTCAATGCGTCTGTGGCTGCATCGAAGGAAGAGTGTATCATCACCCTACCGGAGGTGGCTACTGCGGCGTCGGGATCGCGCACGTACACCTTCGACGGTTTCGTAACCCAGCCGCCAACCGGTGACTTGGGTCTAGCGGATGATGACGCGGCCGAGCAGACAGCGGTTATCAAGCTGTCTGATAAAGTCACCATCGCATAAGTGAAAGGGAAGAAAGGAAAGGCTTAGGATGAGTAAGGTAACGCAGTCTACGCCAACCCCAACCCCAACCCCAACCCCAACCAGGGGTGTAGTGATCGTCCTTGATAAGGAGCGCAGGTTACGCTACTCGTTGGGCACTATTAGAAAGATGCGCGAGGAGTTTGGCGATAACGTCCTCGAATCAGGTTTACCCCACGACGCTATAGGCAAGCTGTTGTGGTTTGGACTTGTCCATGACGATGAGAACCTCACGCCTGGAGATGTAGAAGAGCTTGTGGATCTCGAACACCTGGATGAGATCATGAAGGCTGTGACTAAGGCGACGGGGGGGCGGTCTCGAATTGAATTGATCGAGGCGGGTACGAAGTTGAGTCCCGCCCCCCCTCCTCAGCAGCCCGTAGCCAAGACGACGGAGGCTACGGGCGAGGAGACGAAGGACGAGGAAGTGACAGTGTCGACGCCGCAGAGCTGAAGTGGTGGGCCGGAGCAATGGCTTGCGGCATTTCTGATGCATTGTATTGGAGTCTGACACGTGAAGAATTGGTGGCAGTGCTTAAGGTTCACGCGGCACGGGAAAGGTCTGCAAATCTGCGGGCGGGTTTGGTTGCGGCTACAATTTGTAATACGAACCCGTATAGGAAGAAGGGTGCAAGGCGCATACAGCCTGGAGACTTCTTCCGTTCTGCAAAACGGGAACACATGTCTGTAGCAGAAGCACAGAAGTTCATGAATGGATGGGCTAGCACTATTAACAAAGACGCCGCTGCTCAAGGGGGCAAATGACTGTTCTTGCAGTAGCCCGTATCGTTCTTACGGGAGACACGATTGCGTTAACCAAATCGCTCCATGGTGCGTCGGCAGCCATGGAGCAAGCTGGACGGCGCATGACGAAGATTGGCAAGAGCTTAACTACTAAAGTCACGCTGCCTATTATAGCGATCGGTGGCGTGAGTGTGAAGATGGCTGCAACCTTCGACGCCTCCATGCGAAAGATTGTAGGTCTGGTGGGTGTGCAAAGGGATGTTGTGGATGGGTGGCGCGATGACGTCCGAAAGTTGGCCGTGCAGTATGGCTCTTCTGCTAATGAAGCAGCGGAAGCGTTGTTCTTCATCACCTCCGCAGGCTTGCGTGGCTCCGATGCAATGGAAGCCCTCGAGGCGTCACTGAAGGGCACGGCGGCGGGCATGGGGCAGACGGCAACATTGGCGGATGCTGCCACCTCGGCAATGAACGCGTATGGTGCTGCCAACGTAAGCGCGGAACGGGCGGTGGAGATCCTCACCGCTGCCGTGCGGGCTGGTAAGCTAGAGACGGCCGCGTTGGCGCCTGTCATTGGTAGATTGTTGCCTACAGCATCTGCCATGAAGATTGGCTTCGCAGAGATTGCGGGCATTTTGGCCGTATTCTCCCGTACCGGTTTGCAGGCGGCGGAGGGTGCGACGTCTTTGAATAGTGTTATGACAACACTACTCAAACCTAGTCAGTTGGCGACGGAAGCGTTGGCGGAAGTTGGGCTTACGATGGCGCAACTCCGTGAGACGGCCGCAGGTCCGCAGGGTCTTATTGGAGTGATGCGGTTGTTGGCTGATACGTTTGCGGATGATGATGAGAAGTTGACTGCCATTATTCCAAACATTCGTGCGTTCCGTGGCGTGATGAATGTGTTGGCGCAAGATGCAGACATCGTTGATCAAGTGATGTCTGATGTAGCAAACTCCCAGGGTATCTTGTCAGAGGCGTTCATCGCATCCATGGGCCCACTCTTCCGGATGAGGCGGGCGTGGGAACAGTTTAAGGAACTCCTACTCAGTGTAGGCTTTGCAATCATTCCCGTCATCGTGCCCATCTTTGTAAAGATGGGGAAGGCGTTTGATGTGGTGGCGCATGAGATAGGGAATATGTCTACGACCACCAAGACGGCCGGTGTGGCCTTAGTAGGGGCGGCTGCCGCCATAGGTCCCGTCCTTGTTGGTCTGGGGTCTGCCGTGTTGGTGATGAAAGCGTTGGGTGTTGCAACGTTGACAGTGACGACTAGGTTGTTTGGGCTTAGCGCGGTAATGGGAGCAGGTAGTATACTACTCGTTGCTCTTGGCTTGACGGCGGCGGCGATGCTGAAAGTTAAACTTGCTGCTATTGAAATGGAAGCGTCAACGTTGCGTGCCACTGATAGCATAAAAGCGGGTTTCGCTGATTTAGAACCGGAGGCTGCGGCGCGTAAGGTCGCACGCCTTAACATGGTCATAAAGACGATGGAAGGCGATGTAGACAATCTACGCACCCAGGCTGTGATGGCGCAGGCTGCGATGGTGGGTGTAGCGGATGCAACAGCAACACAGGCTACCCCGGCGTTTCGTGAGAGTGCAGACTCTTTGCTTGCGGAGGCGGATGCGATAGAAGAAACTATTGCTAGGACGAAAGCGTTTCGTACTGCATTGCAGGCGGTGGCAAACACAGCGGTTGAGACGGCGAAGGTAGTTGATAAAGGGGCAGGTGGTGGTACTGCACCCGCCGCTTGGATGGTGGCTGCGAAAGAAGCTATGGAGCTGTTGTCAGCCTCATTACGTGAAACGGTGGTGTTGAATGAGTTGATGGGTGAGAGTTTTGATCTACCCGCTGCACAGGCTGAGGCCTACGAAGCGGCTATCGTGTCTATGGTTGAGGCAGGTGTGGACCTTGACGTGGCGGTTGGCCAGAATGGAGAAAACCTCCGAGTACTGACTGAACGTTATTTGGTATTGGCGGCGGGCGTGGACGAGGCAGAAAAGAAGACGAACGCGTTGACGGCAGCACAGGAAGACGCGAAGCGTATTATTGAAGGCATCCGCACGCCGACAGAACAGTACGATGCGACGGTAGCAAATCTGCAAAAACACTTGGATGCAACACTGCTCACGCAAGTAGAATTCGATCGGGCGGTAGGGTTGGCAAAGACTACGTTGGCGGAGGCAACGGCAAGTGGGCTTGAATGGGGTGAGACAATGGAGCGCGCGAGTGCGCATGCATTGGACAGCTTTATTCAGTTCGCAACGACAGCCGGTGGTGAGTTTAGCGACTTTGTGAACGGGGTTATCCGAGACCTTGTACGTATGGCTGCTAAGATGGCCATTACAGGCGCCTTCAAAAGCCTTACGGCGAGCCCAATACCCGAGCTGGCGCACGGTGGGTTCCTCCCTGGAGGTAGCCTAGGGTTGGTGGGGGAGCAGGGCCCGGAGTTGGTGCAAGCGGGGAGGCAAGGGGTGACGGTGCAACCGATGAGTGGCTTGGTGGCGGCAGGAGCGGCGGACACGGGCGGTAACATTCGATTGGCGGTGACAATCCAGGCCAATGATGCTAAGAGCTTTAAGGAGATGGTTGAAGCGCATCCGGATGTTGTCACAGCGCCTGTGATGCAGGCGCTTGCGCGTGGCCAAAATCTACGAAGACGTCTACAAGGGTGATGCTTAGATGCCTGCCTTTCCGCGTGCGATAGCTTCGAGGCTTAGTACCCCGCCAGAATTCCCTGAAGGGTTTGCAAGTTGGGGACAGTCAGGGAAGGGACAGTTCCGCTCCTTCGAAAACGTGGGTAGGATTTGGACGGAGATTTATCCGTCCTGGAATTACCTGACGACGGAAGGACGAGCACTTATTCGCGCCATCAATTTAGCGCGGCGTGAATTAACGATCTGGACCATTCAACATCCGCACCTTATTGCCAACTATGGTGCACAAGGCGGATCTCCTTTGGTGGACGGTGCAAGCCAGGCAGGAGACACTATTCTTATTGATGGTGCGCCTGCGAGCACCCTCAATTGGTTGCGGGATGGGGACATCATTCTCATTGCAGGTAGCACACTCATCCTCGATGTCAAGGCGGACGTGGACACAGATAGTGCGGGGGATGCAACCATTCCCATCCATCCGCCCATCTTCACTGGTGGTAGTCCTAGTAATAATGCCGTCGTTACTATTGACGCATCCGCCATCAACTTCACTGCCGTGTTAGTAGGCACACAGATGCCCGACATTGAGGCGCACGGGGTGGTGGCAGCAGGCATGACGCTAACGTGGCGAGAACAACCATCATGAGGGTGTTAGCATGAGTCCAGGTACACGCACACTCGGCTCAGGCATCGCTGCGGAGCTTACCAGTCTCAATGCGGAAGCAGTGCACCTTGTGGAGATTGTATTCTCCAGCGGTACTGAGCGTCTCAGTACGGGCACACGTGATATTGATTGGGATGGGTTTACGTGGAGTGCAGTAGGTGGGATACTGCAGATTGGTGCTGTTGAAGAGGCGCAGTCGCCGAAGAATGCAGGCATGGATATTGCGCTCGCAGGTATTGACCAAACGATTGTCAGTGCTCTGCTGAGTGCTCACTACCGGGGACGCTCCCTTAAGTTATGGCGGGCGTATCTTGACCAAGCGACTGGCCTCATTATTGTGGACCCCGTTCCTTTGATAGACCACTTGCAACTTGAGGGCTATCGGATTGAGGAAAACATCAGTCGTGGGAGTCCGTTGACTGTTACGATTAAGACGCGGGTATCCTTACGTGCAAGTATCCCGGAGCGGCGGGGTATCCAGTGCAATCTGATAAGTCATCAGAGTGTACACACGGATGAGACGTTCATGCAACACGTTGCAGGTCTTAAAGGGAAGTTAAACTATTGGGGCACGGAAGCGCCAACGCGCATTGGTGGTGGGGGTGGTGGTGGAAACCAAGACGATGGTCCGGATGAGAGGCTGTAAATGATTCTTCCCCGCGTACTGGATTGGCGTAGCAGGCTTGTCCCTTGGGCGGAGGGGCTACGTGGGGAACCCTACGAATGGGGGCTTACGGACTGTGGTAAGATAGCGTGCGCCGCATTGGCTGAGATGTTTGGACAGGACATCGCAGCGCTGCCCCCGTACACTACGGCCGCGGAGGCTGTCCGTGTACTGTCCGCTGCCGGTGGCGCGGGAGGAATCATGCAACGCCTCGGTGCGGAGCCCGTCACATCCATGTTCCTACAGTCAGGTGCGATTGTAGTGGACCCCGACAAGGGTGATGAACATTTTCCAGGTATCTATGTCTACGTTGAACCAATATTGATAACAAGTCATCTAGAGACGGGTGTTGAGTGGTACGAACGGGAGGGCGTGCTGGGAGCTAACGCCGTCGTCTTCAATCTTTGGGAGGCACTACTCCCCGATGGGTAGTAAAGTTGGAAGAATTGTTGCGGGCGTAATTCTCACGGCAGGAAGTGTCGTTGCTCTTGCGTTTGGGCAACCACAGCTTGCCTACGCGTTGGGTTCGATCGGCCTTGGGATGCTTTACAACGAGGCTTTTGGTGCACGTGGCCTCAATGATCGTCAAGCTACGGTGATGGAAAACCGGACGGACGTGCGCGAACATATCCCGCTCATCTACGGAGAGACGCGTGTCGGCGCGAACATGATTGACATCCGGGTGGATGATGCAAGCCCCGATAACAAGAGATTGGCACTCGTGGCAGCCTTTTGCTTGGGCTCTTCTGATGGTGGGGACATTGAAGGCGTCCAGACTATCTACTTGGATGATAAGATTGCGTGGACAAAAGGCGCCGGTTTGGCGGGAGTGTACAACGGTTTCCTGCCAGTCAGTGATACCATTCAGTCAAAGTTCTTAAAGGTAACGGTGCACGAAGGTGCTACATCACAGACAGTAGATGCTGATTTAACTGCTCTATTCCCAACGGAGCATCCTAGCACGTCACGTGGGCGTAGTGTGTGCTATGTTACACTATTGGCGTGGGCAGATTCAGATGTCTATCCAAATGGTATTCCACGCATCAATGCCTTGATTCGCGGGCAACGGTGTTTCGATCCACGCACATCCACAACGATCTATACGCAGAACCCTGCGGTCATTATTCGAGACTATCTTGTTTCCACGGTCTATGGGTTTGGAGTACCGACAGCTGACATCATTGAGCAGACCTTCATAGACATGGCGAATTACTGTGACGAGATCGTCTCACTCCCTTCAGCTGGATCGCAGAAGCGTTTTGTGGCCAATGGTTGGGTTGACACGTCGAAGTCCTTGTCTAGTAACCTCGCAGACCTCGCCACATCTTGCCGCGCCCAGGTCTTTGAAACGGGCGGGAAGTGGCAAATCCATATTCGGCGCACGCTTGCTGTTAGCGGTCTCAAGTTGGACAAGGGCAACACGGTGGAGGGAAGCTGGAACTTCTTCCTCCCAGGTTCGCGGGATGTACCGAATGTCATGCGTGCAACGTACCTGGATCCCGCGAGGGACTACCGCCCGGATACAGTGCAGTGGCCTGACCCAGGTGCAGCTAACCCCGCACTGACAAACGACAACGATTTCGAGAGTCGGTTTGCAATAGACCTACCGTATACGGACAACCGACTGCGGGCGCAACAATTTTGCTTGACGTTGACGAAGGAAATGCGCGAAGGGATTATGGTTACCCTGACCGCGAAAGGAGAATTGCTCCAAGGCAAGATTGGTGACATTGTCGAATTGACATACTTGACGCCAGGGTGGGTGGATAAGCCCTTCTGGATTATTGCAATGAACATCAAGTCTGATTTCAACATAGATATGGTTCTTGTTGAATATGAGTCTACGGTCTACGACTTGGATGCGCAGGTAGACCAACCTGCCATTCCCAATACTAATCTTCCTGATCCGCATGCCGCACCACCACCTACAAGCCTTGTGCTTACCGCTGATGCCTCAGTGGCGCAGGAAACAAATGCTGGTGTTTATATCCCACGCATCCGGGCGACCTGGGTTGATGCTGATCATAACTTTGTGGCCCAATACGACCTTGAAGCCAAGCCATCAAGCGTCAGTGAACTGTGGGATTCTTTTGGTCCGGTTCCTGTAGGTGAGGAATACTTTCTAGTCTATCCTGTTGATGAACAATCGTGGGACGTTCGTATACGCACGGTGACAAAGAGTGGGGTTAAAAGCGACTGGGTAGAAGAAACTGTTTCTGTAGACCTTGGTCCACACGCGCAGATTGGGGCGCTTGGTACGACGGTTAAGCGTACAGATGGGTCGGCGGTAGTTCGTGCAGAGCTTGATCCTGCTGTAAAGTCGGTTCGTTATGTCGCGATTGTAGGTGTCGCTCCCTCGTGGCCAAATGATGCTGCGGTTGAGGCTGGTACAATTATTACTCCAACAGCAACCTTTGTTGATATCGCTTTTGGCGCGGGCACCGTTCTTCCTGGCGAGCGGCTGCTCATTCGTATGGTGCCCTATGCTGCTATTAACGGCATTGGGCCCGATGGGTCTGCGGCGACACATGGATCTATTGTTGCTGACCTCGATGGGACGGATCAACCTGAAGTACGGTCGATTGCGTTTCGTGTGAGCGCTTTAGGTGTTGTTGATCTTATAATTCGGACGATGCAAGCGAAGTCAATTAAGTGGGCAGTATCAAACTCCTCTTTCCCAACACCTGTTACAAACGCTAATACGGACAGCGAAGGTGTTGTTGAACTCTTAGGTGTAGACACCCTCATTACTGGCGAGACTTTGTTTGTTGCAGTTCTCGCCTATGAGGCAATCAATCAGGGCGGTGTTGTTGGTACAGTGGAGGGGCGTGATAAGTATCTCTATGCACTCGAACCCACGGTCGAGAGCGTTGGGACGACGGTTCACACCGCTGACGGATCGGCTACGGTCCGCATGGAACTCTCGCCGCTTGTGTTGTCGATTCGCTATGCAACGGCGGTTGGTGCGAACCCCAGCTTTCCAAACGATGCTGCGGTAGAAGCAGGCACGATCGTTAACACAACCGACACCGAGGAACTTACGTTTGCGCCGGGTACCGTAGCCCCAGGAGAGCGCCTCTTAATTCGAATCGCGCCTTATGCAGCAACTGGTGGTGTTGGGCCAGACTCTTCTGCAGCGACACACGGTAAGATAGTTGCCGACCTGGATGGCGAGGATCAGCCAGAGGTATTCGGACTTGAGATAGAGATTGACGACAGCGGTGTTGCGGATCTCGCGGTTCGCACAAGCAAGACCGGTAGTGTTAAGTGGGTAGAAAATACCACGGGTTTTGTGTCGAAGGCCACGGTACGGTCCTCCGGGACAACGAGTAACGTAGATGCTGATGGGCTGTTTGAGACGGCGGGGTATCGCACACTTACTGCAGCTCAGACAAGTTATATCTCGATGCTTGCCTTTGCCGCCTCGGGTGCGGGTGGCGTAGAAGGTCCAGTTCTAACGAAGCGGAAGCGGGCGTATGAGGGTGGCGGTGGAGGATCAAGTATCAATGCGCCGCGGGCGACGGCCGAGGTTACGTCGCAAACGACTACTGACGAGACCTTCACGCTGAAAGCGATCGCCGGCCCCGGGGGATCTTCCAACCTCCAAGTGAAGCACCGGACCCAAGTATCGGGTTCAGCCTTTGGGGGCTTTAGTGCGTGGTTCACCGCACCGAGAACCAACGTCACCATTACCCGGCACGCCCGGTTGACGACTATCCTTGAAGTTGTGGCACGCGATGTTAACCGCGGCAACATCGAGTCATTCCCCTATCAATATCAGGTGCGTGGGGCAGAACAGCATGTCTTAGACACCGGCAAGAAAAAGCGTGATTGGCAGTTCGACGACAATGAATATGCCGTTATGGCGAGTGCCTCAGACGGGAAGACCGCCAACGCGGCTGTCAAGGAGTCCGGTGGTAGGGCCGTCAACCTCCTTTACGCGAAGGCCCTCATCGGCGACCCCGACACGGCCGACGCAATTGCTAACGGTGCAGTAGCTAGGGTTACTACGAATAATGAAGCGACGGGCGGAGGTCGGGGATTCACTGGGTTAGACTCGTCCGCCAGGTTGGTGACGGGAACGGTTGTAAAAACGGTGGCGGAGATTGATGACGGTGTCGGTCGTTCTGTAACAGGGCTCTCGGTCTCAGGTGAGGTTACGGTAGGCACCGTTGCAAAGTCAGTATCTGAAATAGATGATGCTGTTGTTCGGGCAACAGATGGGCTTGATAATGTTGGGCAAGTTAGAAAAGGCTTTCAGTTTGATGAGCGTGTAATGGCGCTTACGGTGGAGAACAACGACGATGTGGCAACAGGTACCGTTACGCTTCAGCGCCTCACGACAGTCCACCCCGACACTAAAATTAGCGGCTTCGCGGGTGGTGCTGCTGGACGCGTGATTGTCATATACCATGCGTCAGGGCCTCCCGCAATACTTCTGAATCTTACAACTTCTGCGGCTGCCAATCAACTACGACTCCCGGACAGCCTGCACCACCACATAGAACCGAACACGGCGGCCTGGCTCCACTACGACACCTCCGATTCCAAGTGGCATGTTCTGGGCGTGAGAACACACGTCTTCACCGATGACATCCGAGCGGGACAATTTGGTGGCGGAGCCTATTCGTTTGCAGGCGCCTTAACCGTTAATGGAGACTTATTCGCTGGTGCATTCTTAGACGTTGTTAACGACATAACTGGGGATAGAGTCTTTGCTCTGTCCGACGGTTCCGTGCTCAAAGACACGACTGTTGACCGACTTACTGCTGAAAGTATTGTTAAGGTCACAGTTCCGAAAGCTAGTTCTGGTGGTCCACAGGCTGATCTAAGTTGGCATCGGTTCTTTCGGTTTGAGAAAACCGGTCTTGCTGAAAATGCCACCCACAACATCTTCAAGATTACTCTTGGAGGTATTAGAAGATCCGTTCATGTCAGAGCTGTAGCTGTCTGGCGATCTCCTGGAGGGTTTGTTTTCGGTCGTGAGTCTGGTGTTCAAGAGGGAACCATCTGGACCAATGACGGCCCAACCGCAGCCTTTATCCAACTGTCGAATCTTAACTCTGGTACGGGCTCGGGTGACTCCTACTGGGCAACGCCATCTATTTTCGGGGCAGTGTGTACGTTCAAATTCCATATTAGAGACAACGGTGGGAGCACCACAAACAGCGTAGTAGGTGCCTATGTCGAGATATGGGACGACGATGTAGACCAGGCAACCGTAGCAATAGTATAGGGGGGGATTTTAATGAGTCTCAGAGAAGAACTTCTCAGTGAACCCGTCAATATCGTACGGGATAAAGAAAGATTGGTTGATGTAACCATTCGGAGTTTACCGGATGGTGACTCTTTGGTGGGTAGTTGGGAGGCACCCGACGTCCACGGCCAGATGCTGCGCTATAACCGCACGGTAGACGAAGTGTTGGCCGCGGATCTCATACGACGATTCGACACACTTACAGTGACAGCATTGATAGACGCGGTGGCAGAGGACACTAAACAAAAGTAGGGGTGTTATGGCTGATCGAATTGGGAAACTGTGCGACGATTGTCAGAAATGCGGCGAGGAGAAGGTGATCGGACTTTGCAGTTGCCCGGTGATGTATATGGTGGTTGGGACGTTCGAGAGCGGCTATATCGAGGATGATGTTGTACTGCCGCGGTTTGGCTGGGAAATCTTTGCCGACTACCACGAAGATACCGATCGCCTGGTGCAGCTGAATTTGACCCGTGTGGAATTGTGTGGGTGCTGTTGGGTCAAACGGCTCTCGCGACCCAAGGCGCTCGAGGAGGTCACGGGGGCACAATACTGTGTGGAGCGGAGGGCGGCTTACTGGAAAGCGAATCCGGCGGCGGCGAAAGCAAAGGCGGAGAGAGAAGCGGCGGCGGAGGCGGAGGTGGAGAGGGTGGAGGCGCATAGGGTGGCAGTGGCGAGGGCGGCAGCAATGGCAGAGTTGGAAAAAGAGGCGTACGCCGAAGCACGCGAGCGGGTGGCGCTGGAGGCAGCGACAGAGGAGTCTACAGAGGGAGGAGACGATGGCACGGAAGATCAAGGCGACGGTTGAGACGAACGACGGCGCCGGCCCGCGCGATGTCGTACACTGCGAGGCGTGTGGTCGGGATGTTGTTATAGATGTTGATGGAAGCCCTGTTGGTTGTGAAATAGACCGCCGCACAAAGCTACGTGCTCTAGTGGACCGTGGTAAGTATCATCTGCAAAAGGATCTCACTTGCCTAGAATCTGCACTACCTGCGCATTGTGAAACGTGTGATTTTAAAGAAGGCGAAGAAGAGGGATAACTATTCCGTGGGGGGTCCTTAATGCGCCTGCACAGTCTGGGGGGAAGTGAAAAATGAGCACAGCAAACGAACAGTGGTGGGAACGCCTCGGTCGTATGATAGGTGGCTGGGCACTCGCGCTTCTTGTGATTTGGAAGTATCCTGTGCCACCTGATGGTATTGAGTTCATGGAAGCCACGGTGCGGTGGGGCTTCCTTGCCTCACTCATCGCCTTGGGTGTCGGCATGGCGCACAGTACTGTCTTTGGTATTGTGTTGGGTTATATGGGCCGTTGGTATTCTTTCTTGCGCCGGGGTAAGCGTAACGGTGGACCCGTGGCGCCCACATCTGTAGAGGAAGGCACGCGTGTCCAATCTGCTGTTACAGGCAGTGACAAGAAACAACGAGGGAGCAAATGACACCTCCGACAATCATAGAGCAGCTGGTCGAGTGGCATGGTATTCGTCATCGCAACGTCGAAGGCATTGTGACGCACGCGATGGGTGAGTATATCGTCGTGCCAGGTAAAGGGACCTTCCATGCTACGGAATTCCTCGAACGCTCCCCGGAGCTGGTTGGGAAGACGCTATCGGCACATTGTCTTGGGCAGCCCAACGGTGAGATTGTTCGCCTGGTGCCTGATGATAGACTTGCCTGGCACGCAGGTGAGTCGCGCTTGGGTGACTTGATTGGGTTGAACAAAACATTCCTTGGGTACGAGTGGTTGGTGCCCGGAGAGTGGCACATTACAGCGTTCAACGACGCCATGCGAACAGGGAAGGCGCAGTTTACGCCCGAGCAGTATGAGAGTGGTGGATGGCAATACGCTCAGTGGATGAACGCCTACGATTTTGGGAGGCACCGTGTAGTAACGCACGCGCAGGTCGCCGGTGATGATGTGCGTGGACCTGGTCGGGGGAAGCTAGACCCCGGCGTTGGTTTCAACCAAGGGCGCTTGTCCATTGCCATTGACCGTATACGTGCAAACGATTAGGAGGTAACATGACAGGGCAACAAAAGGTCATCGTTGGGTTCACTATCGTGCTCGTGCTTCTAAGCACAGTGCTGGGTCTCGCGCTTCGTGCCAAGCAACGTGCAGAACGTGACCTGGATGTTGCTGTAGCTAACACCGCGGCGGCCCAGACGGCACAGCTACGCATGGAGGAGGAGGGTCGGGCAACGGTCCTTCGGTTGCAGCTACAGCACGACTCGGACAGCATTGCACAATTGGCGCTCGCTAATGTATCGGCAGCACTCCTGCGGATGAATGATTCCTTGGGTGTGCAGGTCAAGGCGTTGACGGAGGTGAAGGTAACGTTCGAAGCGCGGATGCAAGAGTTTGATGAAGCGTTAGTAGAGATGGCGGACGCGGTAACGCCGCAAGGGGATACGGTGCGGATAGCAGCCTTCGTAGAAGAGGGGCCGCCCGTGGAAGGTGAGATCGTGGTCGAGGTACCCAAGAACCCCGCCGCTCCCATCATGTTGACGACAGTGCTGCGGCCCACGCCATGGGACGCCACGCTTCAGTTAGGCTGTACGAAAGACAACGTAGCCAGCTTTGCATTAGACTCCCCGGACTGGGTCCCGTTAACAATTGAGTTAGGTGTAGTAGACCAGGAAGTGTGCCTGCCCCTCGCCAACACTACCTTCGCGGGCAAGTTGTTCAGCCTGGACGTGTCGAAGGTAGTGTGGGCAGGCGCCGGAGGGTTAGTGGCCCTATTACTCCTTGGCACGTTGGGTAATTAGAGCGCTACCGGTGGGTGCTAACAATGGACCGGCCCATACGCGTAGTGGTTGCTCCACGGGGTATGGGCGTGTCGTCCGTGCCCGCCACCATCAACTTACCATTAAGGAAGAACACCGCGCATTTATAACGCGGGTGTCTGTCTGATAGTAATGCGTACCAATACAAGCCAGGCTTCGTTGGCGGTGTTGCTGTCCATCTGGGTGTCCTAGTCCTAGCTGGCGGTATTGCTGCCTCACTTGTGTAACCATCTAAGCGTAAGGCTTCCTCGAGGTCGTCTGAGAATTCTGCGTCCACGGGTCGACGCCACACAGCATAGGTGGCTAGAATATCCTGGGCCATGGGATCCTTAGTACTCAGTGGTACCTTACCCGCGGGACATCCTGGATACTTGTCACTCTTAAACTCGCCGTTGACTAAATGTGCGCCCATGAATTACTCTCCAGGCTTATGGTCAATACAGTAACAACAATACTTCCCAATCTGTGCCACGGATACGTCACACACGATACACCAACGCTTTCCTATGCGTGCTACCTCACGCGTGTGATAGACCTTACCTTCAGGTAGCCTACGGTGACAGAATTTGCACAGGGTATAGAGTGTGGGGTTGTCTGGTAGCTCTACTGCATTGCTCTCCTCCAGCTTGCACCTTGCACAGATCACCGAGGCGCCCCCGCGGACCATAGCTTAAATCCAAGGAACCCCCCATATAGCGCGGCATTGGACGCGGGTGGGGGGAACACACTGTAGATGTACTGTACATGGGAAGCGCATGGGTTCACGCTTCCCAACCGTACCAGAACGTTCGGCCGAACAATGCAAACCAACGTTCCCATTGACGAGCATGACGAGTGAACCCAACCCCAAAGAACTTGCCCCAACCATTGGTCCTTTCAACCTCATTGTGGAAACGAGACCCGGCGTAGAAACCCATTGCTACTCCGCGGGGATCAAATACGTGGCTGTGCAATTGGGCGTTTCCCACACCTCGACAGACGTGAGGCGTGCGCCCTTGATGGTTGTGTTGAGCGCCGTGTGCAAGGGGCCGGCGATCAGACCTGCCCAATACTTCGCCAACTCCTCGGCGGTCGGGATGCATGGGACGGGTACAATACTGTTTCCTAGAAGGGCAACCCTCCTGTCGAGGTAGCTCACCAGTCGGTCTTCAGGATGTCTTGCCATTACTAATGGGTCAAGCTCCCATAGCATGAAGCAGTGATCAAACTTGGCATGAATGTGTTCCATCATTACGCGTTTGATGGCGCCGAAGTCTATTATCATACCACTGTCAGGTGCGTTGGTGCTGGGCGACACAAGACTGAGTGCGGACACGCTGGCGATGATCTTGTAGCGATGCCCATGTAGGTGTCGGCACCGGGAGTCGTGGAAAGGAACGCGGTGCCCAGCGTCGATCTCAATTGTGCGACGGACGACGTACATGAATGCTCCTTTTGTGTTATGTGACATCAAACATGTCTGGGACACTAGGTAGTCTGTCAAACAATTCATCTGGTGTGTAGTACTCCAGTAACAAGTCGAGGCGGATGATACCGAAACCCATCGTCTCATCACGATACGTAATGAGGCGGCCTAGTGTTGGACGGTATGCCCACAATGCTTCTGCCAGCCACGTGGGCATGATTGCTAGAACGGGGCGCACGTTTTGTCTGCAGATGAGGAGTGGGATAAACGTGTTGGAAAGCTTCGCTGCTTCCGCCTCCAACTTGCGCCACCAACCACGGATGTTCTGTGCGGGTTTCATGGTGTAGAGTTCCCACAGCAGATCGCCCTTTCGATGTTTGCATTCCACAATGAAGCGTCGACGGAACTTCTCCCCCTCAGGTCCATTAGGCGCAAGGTCTCCAGCTTGTCTCCACTCCTCACCTGCCGCCCACCCTCCACTTAGTCTTGTTGGGATGAGTTGCTTGGCATCCTCCCCATAGGTAAGCCACTTGGATAGCTGACGCCCAATGAAATTCTCGAAGCGATTGCCTTTAGACTTGCCCCGTCCTGGTTTCATATCGTGTCCTTGTAACCACAGTCACAGAAGTCACGGCCGCTTCCATTGTTCACGCCCATCAACTTCTCCCGCGTACCAGCGTGCCGTACACCAACGATGGGGCGGGTCGGCAAAGCATTCGCCATAAACAATGCCACCAAATCTTAATAATGGTTTTCACACTACCCCATCACTTTCACGTACGACGTAAGGCCACACGTTGCCAACAAGACCGTCTGGGCCTTGCAGCGCCATGGGGATGAGCCAGCGGAGGTTGGGCATGATGGGCCAATTGTGCAGCACCTTGATAGGCGTCCAGAGTACCTGTTCGTCCGTCATGCTACGAATGTTGACCTGAGCAAATGAACGGTAGAAGTGGACTACTCCTTGCGTCTCATGTCCTGTATCATGGATGGTGCAGAAATGTTCCCAGTCTATAACGTCTGCCTCGGCTTCCTCGCGGAACTCTCGGCGCATGGCTTCGAGTCCAGACTCCCCGGGTTCTATCTTCCCGCCTATACCGTTACGATGCCCTGCCTGCCACTCGGGATGGTTTTTGGTAATGAGAACAACCCGTGCGTCGTGTAACGGGCTGTCGAATAGGAAGCCGACGACGTACTCGATAGTCTTCATACAGCAATGTCTGCCTTGATGGGTGGGTGTGGATTGTAATTGTGCAGGATGATGTCCGTGGCTGTGAAGTCGTCAATCTGTTCCACGTTCACGTTCAGGGACACCTTGGGCAATTGCCTACTTCCGCGCTCGATTTGTGTCTCCGCTTGTTCAAAATGATTGTGGTAGAGATGCACATCTCCGAATGAGATGGTCAATGTGTTAGCCTTCAGCCCTGTCACACGCGCCACCATCATTGTTAGCAGTGCATAGCTGGCAATGTTGAAGGGGACACCGAGGAATACGTCGGCGCTCCGCATATACATATGGCAATTGAGGTAGACGGGGTGTGGTCCGCCAGCCTGATACGCGTCCGCGGCCTCTGGTGACACTAGCACTGCGGCCCTCATGCGTTCCTCTTCGTGTGCAACTCCAGGGGTTACTTGGAATTGGAAGAGTAGATGGCAGGGTGGTAGACCCATCCGTGGGATGAGTGGAACGTTCCATGCATTGACAATGAGTCTGCGGGACCATGGATTGTTTTTGATCTCATCGATTACTTGTGCAAGTTGGTCAATGCCTTCTTGCCTCCCCACGGTGTAGTCAGGCCAATGCCTCCATTGATAACCGTAGACTGGTCCAACATTGCCAACATTGTCTGCCCACTCATCCCAAATACGGACGCCCTTGTCTTGTAGGGATGTGATGTTCTGCTCCCCGCGGATGAACCACAGCAACTCCTCGACGACGCCCTTCCACCAAACCTTCTTGGTGGTGAGGAGTGGGAAGTTGTTGCCAATGTGGGTGAGGTTTAACTGTTCGCCGAAGAGGGATCGGCGCCCGGTACCCGTGCGGTCGGGCATGTCGTAACCGCGACTCATGATCCGGCGGATAAGATAGAGGTATCCTTGGTCAGCATAATTCATGATACGTCTTCCTTGAAATGTTGTCGTGTAGGATTAAATGTGCGTTTGAGGCGGGAGGTGCCGAAACGGGTTAGCACGTCATCCACTACTGTACCTCCCCATGTTGCAAACTCATTTACCGTAATCTCTTCTTGACCTTGTTTGCCAAGTAATGTGGCATGGTGACCTGTAGTTGTCTCTTCATGTCCTTCCGTAGCAACAGCGATGATAGTAAAGTCTTGTGCCACGCTAAGGATGGGCTGCCTCTTGCCATGTAGTAGTACGTAGCCTTGCTCAGGGTCATGTAAGTGATCCCGCCGCCGCCCAAGTCTTTGTGGCACACCGTCTGCATATCCAATCCCAAGGACGGCGATGCGGACGCGTTGTTGTAGGTAGGGTGCGTGGTTGTAATAGCCTACCCACTCCCCCCCTTCTGCTTCGTGCACACTAACGACGCGAGCGTTGACAGACATAACAGGCCACGGTTTTGGAATCTCAGGGCTGGGCCGTCCGCCGTATAAAAACGAACCTGGGCGTACAAGGTTGCATTCCCGTAGCGCTGGAGCACGCCATACGCCCGCGCTGTTGGCGATGTGGAGGTAGTGGGGCAGTGGCTTGAGATGTTCTAGCGCTAACTCGAAGTAAGAGGCTTGGTGTGTTGTGATGCCGTGGTTGCAATCCGCCGCCGCAAGATGAGTGAATGCCCCATCACAGTGTTGGGCAGCGCACACGGCCAACTTCCGCTTGTCTTTCCAGTGGATGCCGTTGCGGTTAAGTCCGGTGTCAATCTCGATGTGGAACGGCAGTCCTTTGTGCCACACCATAGCAACCGCAGGGTCGTCTATTACAGCCCGGAGCTTCCAGTGTGCGTAGGTGTCTAGGTTGGCAGGGACGGCGGGTGTTAGGACGAGGATGGGATCGTGGACGTAATGCCGCAGTACAATCCCTTCGTCTAACGTTGCTACACCATAACCCCATACTGGGCCGAAGCTGTTGGAGAGTGCTCTGGCAACCTCCTGCGCGCCGCAGCCGTAGGCATCTGCTTTGACCATAACAAGGAGTTGTATGTCAACCTTCCCGCGCTCTTCTGCTACCGCGTGGAGTATCTTGGCGTTGGCAACAACGTTGCCTATGTCGATGGACACCCACGCCTGTGGCCATGCTTGGTGCATCATAATCCGTGTCCGTGCAACAGTGCCTCCCGCTGTTCACGGAACTCTTGTTGGAACAAAGCATACCCAAGCCCAACATCCCACAGTGCTAGGCCCATGGGGTTCACGATGATGGGATATTTATACTGGAGCTTGGGGTTGACGTCAGAGAACTGTGTGACGTTGGGCGTGAGTGTTGTTTGCGCTTGCCACGCGTCGTGGTAAGGTGTGTGCTGCGACGCGGCGAATTCCAAATCGTCTACCACGATCCACTTGAACCGATTGAAGAACCCAGGCGTTACGTCCCGCAAGGATGTATTGATCCATAGGAAGGCATCGAACTTGACATCTGTGGGTACCCACTGTCCTGCGCCCGCAGTGGCAAGGGAAACAATGTTCGCTACATCTACAACCTCCTGCCACGTATCGAAACAATTGGCCTGTTGGCATTGTTCTACGAAGCGTTGCGCCCGTTCCTTATCGGGATCGTAGACAAAGAGTTGCGTGTTAGGCCAAAGTTGGTTGATGTAATGTGCCTGCCACTCATGTACGCGCCCAGCTCCAATGAGTGCGATAGCCGGGGGAGGGACGCCTCGGCAGAATTCCAAGATGGTCATGATAGCAAAGCCCGCCGTGCGTGCATTGCTCAGGTCCGTGCCGTCGAAGACCAGCAGAGGTAATCCTGTGTGGGCGCAATTCAAAATCGTTATCGCTTGTCCACGGGGTAACCCACGGGAAGTGTTTGGTGGATGGGACGAAACCCACTTCGCACCGAACACTCCTTCGGGTTCATCTGGATGCCCAACCCACGCGGACATAGTGATGGCGCGTGAGAAGCCAAAGCCCCCGGTCGTTTCCGGGTGACTAAGGTAACCCTCTTCGCCGAGGCGCGCCTCACCCGTTCGCTGTAAGGCGAGGAGGAGTTCCATCTGCTTCACCATCCAATGGGCATCCCGCAGGTTGACATACTCCGGCGTCCCTGGGGCCATCGAAACCCATTTGACGTTCATGGTCTATGCTCCGTGCGTCAATCCACCATTGCTGTGGCACACGCACGGGCTTCATCAATCTTCCCGCCGTCCATATCATCCTCAGGCCTTCCGTGCAACTGACGCAGGTTGGCCCACAACTCAACTAAGGCTGGGGCATGTGGGTCGCGCGCGAGTAAGATGAACATGGGTTCATCTGGTTCTGCTTTGTCGTAGCAGTCGTTTGGTGTGGGGTTATTCTTCGTTCCCATTATCACTGCCCCCAGGCAGTGGCATTTGCTGCAGAGCCACGTTCTGTATCATACCAGTCAGTGACAGCGCTTTGGGCAGCGTTGAGTGCGTTAAGTGCATCTGTCTGACGAGACCGTGCAAGGCTTGCCGTCTGCGCCGCTGCCTCATAGTCGCTCTGCGCGTCAACCAATTCGGCGGCGAGTGTGGCGATGGACTTCTTATCATCTGTCATGGTGTTAACTCTGGAAAGCCTTTCTGCCGTAACCAGGCAGGAGAATAGATAGTCTCCTCGTACATGCGTCCACCGTCTGGGAATAGTGCAATTACAATGTCTTGGGCAACGAAGTGGTGGGCCTTCTTGTGAATGGCTGCCCACACGGCGCCACTAGATCCGCCCACGTAAAAATCTGCATGACGAAGACCGTAGCAGGCAGCAAACGCTTCGGCGTCTGACACAATCACGACATCATCGATGAGGGAGCGTTGTAGGTTGGGTGGTTGGTTGAGGCTGGAGCCGATGCCATTAAGGTTGCGTAGGCGGGCGGGGCGGCCAAAGATGGCGGACCCTTCCGCGTCTACTGCCACGATGCGGAGTTCCTTAATAGGCAGTCTGCGGCAAAGGCGCCGCAATGCCCGGGCCGAGCCGGAGAGTGATCCACCTGTAGATACGGAAGCGAAGTACCACAGTGTCGTATTGCTATGCAGATGCACATTCTTGTTAAGGTCCCGTACGATTTCAATTGCAATGGATTCGAAGGCTAGCGGGTTGAGGGGATTGCTATATTGATTAACCCAAAACCAATCCGGGTGCTCTTCACACAACGTTTCTACTTTCTTTAGGCGTGTTAGAAGATAGCCTCCCGTCTTGTCTATGGTTGTTACTTGTATAGTTGTAGCGCCCAACTGACGCATTTCAATACCATGACTTGGCGAGAGTTTTGGATCTGTCACTAAGATTACCCTGAGACCTAGTTGCCTTCCTACATACGCAAGCGCCACACCCATGTTACCCGATGTGGATTCTATCACCGTGCTTCCCACTCGGAGTTGTGCTTCGGTTAGGATCTTGTAGGCGGAGCGTAGCTTCATGGACCCCATTTCATTATGCGATTCCAATTTAGCATACCAACGTCCTGTACCTGTTGCGGAACGTGGCATTGCAACGAGTGGGGTGTTGCCGACGCCTAAGCATTCCTCCGTACTGGCGCCGTCCTTGATGGTAACAGGGTGTAAGATCATTTAGCTAAGACCGCCTGTACGATAATGAATACGACGTACATCGGGTGGGTTTAGGTACGGCGTCGGGTCAGGTATTTCTGCGAGGCGGTAAGCTAGCTGCCGCTCGTCGCAGTTATGACATACCCCACACTGCTCTTCCAGCGCGTCGTGGCAGGACCAGGACAGGTGCAGTGGCAGCCCCAGGCGCGTGCCTTCCTTTACCACCTCGTCCTTGCCTAAGTGGCCGATGGGAGACCACACAAGCCACGGGTCCGTTTTCCGTTCCATGGAGAAGCCCCAGTGGAATGCCTGTGTGATGGCCTCACGGAACTCAGGCAAGCAATCGCCCGCGTGGACCCACTTGTGGGGGGAGTAGGCAATCTCACGGCACCCGTGGCCGTAGCCTAGGATGGCCGCGTAGAGTAGGAAGATGATGTTACGCCCGGGTACGAAGTACCCTTCGGGGTCTTCGTCCTTGGTGGGAATGTGCCCGCCGCCTACAATGGACACACCCTTCACGTACTCTTTGTAGTCCGTGAGACGTCGACGGATGAGAGTGATACGTTCCGGCGGGAAGTGGGCGATGCACTGTTGCGATCGTTTCCATTCAATCTCTGCCGTGTGTTGGTCGTAGTCGAAGAACACACACGTCACCACCTTCTCCGGGGACTTTTCCAGGAGTAGTCCTGCACTGACGAGTGAGTCCATGCCACCTGAGAATAACAGTATCGTGTCCATGCGCCTTAATATCTCCTGGTGATGGTAGAGTTTCCACTTCGCTTCCATGTATTCGAAAAGCTCTTCGAGGCTGTCTTCGTTTACTTCATCTTCATACGATATGGGATATTCCGTCTGCGCCTTGTTCAACTTGAATGATCTCTGGCACCATGGCCTGTAAATGTGTGTCGTGTGTTATTACAAAGATAGTCGGGATCTGTTCCACTACCTGGCCTAGTGCAGCAACTAATCCTTCTGCCCCACTCGCATCGAGGAAGCTGAACACCTCATCCAGAATAAGTAGACCCAACACCCCGCGCACGCCCATCCACTGTGCAACGGACTGGGTGAGGACAAGCATGATGCCTATGTCAACGCGTCTACGCTGTCCGCCGGACAGAGAGTTGTAGGGTACAGGCTTGCCATGCGCATACACAACGAACTTGGTCTTCTCACGTAGCTCTCCACCCCGTGTCGTAGAGAGGGTGCTGAACTGAACGTCGTAGATGCCCTGTGTTAGCAGCGGGAAAATATCTGCACGGCTGGCATTGAAACGCGTTGCGACTTCTTCGACCAGGAGCGACTGGAGTCCTTGCTTGGAGAAGCCCACGCGCCAGTACTCGTACATCGCAATCGTAACTTCGATCTCTTCTAAGGCAACGGCGGCGAGTGCGATTTCTTGTGCCGCGGTGCCCGCCGCTTGGCGTGTTGCTTGCATGAGGGCAGTGTGGGGATTCTGTTCTGCGTGATAACGATTCAGTGTTGCTTGTGCTTCATCAATAGCTACAGCTCTTGCCGCGTGCCGTTCTTCTATTGCTTGTCGTACAAGGTCTACGCGTGCAAGCTGCTTCTGTTGGAAGGCGCGCAACTCCAATTCTTGTTGGTAGTCCACACGCTCTGCCAACAAGCTCTTTGGAATAGTGGCGTCCGTAGTGTGGGTAATCTCCGCGGAAGTGATTGCTACTTCTTGCACGAGTTCCGCTGTACGATGTAGGCGCGCAAGGAGTGTCCGGCGTTCTTGGAGCGCGGTCGCTGACTTAGCGAATGTCTCTTCTGCTACTTGGTGACGTGCGGACACGCCATCTAACTCAGCTTCGTGTGCTGCACACTGCGCCTTAGCTTCGTCCAATTGCTTACGTAAGGGTGCGAGGCATTGTTCGCGGTGTGCGTCCGTTACAGGTTGTTGGCACGTTGGACACACCCCTGCTAGCAATGCTGCTTCCGCTTCCGCAAGCTGCCCTGATAAGTTGAGCGTCGTTGGCCTCCAATGCCCGAGCGTGGATTCGAGTGTGGATTGCGCAACGCGTAAGTCTGTACGGTCTTGATTGTCCTGGGTGTGTTGTTCCTCTAGCCCTGTGAGGCGTTGTTGGTGTTGTGGGAGTTTGGTGACCGCCTGTTGCGCAGAGGTTAAGGAAGGGAAACCCGCGCCCGCTGAAATGCTTTGGGTGTGCAACTTACTTACCAACGCCTCAAGCTTCTGTTGGTGTTCCGCTAACAAGGCTGTCCGCACGCGTTCCGTTATTGCATCACGCTCCGTTGCCTGTCGAGTGGTGTAATGGTCTACAAGAGCTGCGGCGCTAGCGCCAATGTGGATGTGGCGTGCCGCTTCGTGTTCAGACACTAGGATGTTGGTAGCGAGCAGATCCTCCAGCTGAACTTCGCTGTGTTTAATCCACTGCGCTAACGTCTGTTCCCAAGCGTCTGATGCTCTTTGGTGTGCTTCCGTCTCACGTTCTGCTTCGTCTTGCTGCTTCACTAACATCTCGGCACGCGTGTCCCACCGCACGCGCTCCATGTCCTGCTTAGACACCTCAGCTTGTGCAGCACTAGACGCGTCTTGGTAACCGTTGAGTCCAATCAAGTCCGACAGCACATCCTTACGCTGCCCATCCGTGGCGGAAGAGAAGAGCAAGAGTTTCTCTTGTGAGAAGTAGGCAAGGTTCTGGAAGATCTCCGGGGTGATGCCTAAGTAATGGCCCAACAAAGTTGTCATCTCCGTAACGGATGTTGCTTCCCATGCTACGCCCGCAGAGGTAACTTCGAGGGTGTGTCCATCGGGCCCACGCCGTCTCCACACATGTAATAAGTCTTCGCCATCTGTGAAGTCTGCGGACACTTCACACGTCTTCGTACCCCAACGAATGACATCTTCAGCTGCTAGGTCTTTGGTAGTGCGCCCAAAGAGTAACCAGTACAGCGGCTCTCCGATAAGGGAACTCTTGCCCGCACCATTGGATGTGAAGTCTCGCCCGCGTCCTTGGATGAGGCGGACGCCCTGATGGATTGTAATGTTCTCTCGTTCAAAGCAACAAAAGTTATAGAGGCGGAGTTGCGTGAGGCGGACGTCTCGTAACTGTGTTGGGTCCTGCATTACCAACAACTCACGGCCTGCGGTAAGGTAGACAGCGTTGTCTGCGCCCTTCGGAGGCGCTTGCGTAGACAACCACACCTGCAAGATCTGATCTACCTCTGTCACGCCCCGCAACAGGTCACGGTGCTTAACGGTTGTGGGTGTGGGTGCAACAGCGATGACCCCATCCGGGAGCACTGCGCCCTTGGGCATGGAACGGATGCGATAGAAGTGTCCGTCGTTCTTGCCAATATCTGCAGGTGTGTCCACGGTGAGGAACTGTGGAGAGCCTCCGGACACAAACTCCAGGTCTGGATCTATAGCAGCACCGCAGTCACAACCCCCGCCTAGTCCCATTGCACAGTCGTCCGAATGATCTTCCTCAGGTAGTGTTATGACCCACCACCCGTGGTCTCCGGTGTCTCCAAAGTTATGATGCTCCGGGGATCCTGGAATGAGAATGCCTTGCCCTAACGGTGCGTCAATTTCTTGTAGGTGGTGGACGTGTCCAACAATGGACAGCCTGTGCCTAGCGAGAAGTTCTTGTGGATCCAAATCACCTTCGAGTTCAAAGTTAGTGGCGGTTGTGGAACCGCGGACCGTTTGGTGATAGATGCCCACATCTGCTGGAGGTGGGAATATTAGTGACTTGGTATGGGGTTGATAACCCGCACCTGCAAATGTTAGTCCACCTGCTTCTACTTTGGGTATGACAGTAGGATCCAATACCGTCATGGGAACAGCGTGCGCGAGGGCAGCGAAGACGGTCTGGTCGATTGTAATGAGACCACCAATGCCCCGCGCATCGTGGTTGCCCCACACAACAATCTTCCGCACGTCTTTGTAGTCGTGGAGCACTTGCGTAACACCGGAGAGCACAGTGTTCAACGCATAACCTGCGGTGTGGACAAGGTCGCCGGCGAACACCCAGGGGATGTCCTCGTCCCTCGCACGCTGGAGGGAGGCGCCCAGGATGTTGAGGGAGCGGCGGAGGCGCGTGTTCTGTAGTCCTGTGTGCTGTGCGAAGGCGCTCCAGGGGTGGGCGTGCAGATCGGAGAGAAGTACGAAGCGTGGGTCACTCATGTAAGGAACGTGGGCTCCACGCCCAAGATCTTGCCCGTGTTCTCCTCTACCTGCACGCACCGGTCATCGTAGAGGACAAGCATGCTTAAATCCTTCTCAGCCACAATAGGTAATGTGTGTTTGAGATGCTCACGGCACCATGCGTTAATGAGACCAACGTGAGCCATAACTGTAGAGTGGCCACAGGGTGCAGCAACACGGGCGGTTACTATCTTGATACGGACGCCCGCTGCTAGCCAACGGCGCACGCGCTTGACCATGGGCATAATTGGGGCACCCACTTCCCAGGCACCATCATCACGTTGTATACTGGACCACTCCCCCTCCGGAGCCATCACAGCAAGTGTGCCGTCGAGGTCAACTCCTATCCATTCCATATCACCTTCTTTCGCTTTCGCTTTACTGTAACTGGTTCTCGGTTGCGGTAAGTGCCATCCTCCAACGCAAAAGGCGCCCGACGTTTGATGGGGGAGAAGTTGCCACAGTTATCGCACCGGACGCCTGCTCGTCCCATACCGTCTGTACTCGCCACGCCTGTTGCCCTGCACTTAGGACAGGAGAGCTTCCAAGCGCTGCCTGCACTACCGTAAGGCCATCCGACTACGCGGATGGAGTATTCGGTGGGCACAGCGTTACTCGTCCTCGCCCTCTGAACCTTCAGGGATGCTCCCCTGGATGGTGGGTGTGTATTCTTCCAAGTACTCATCCGCCTCATCAAGGACCTCTGGTATCATATCCAACAGGCGCTCCGCTTCCTCGTCTTGGCGAAGGACGGATTGCTTGGACTTGAAAGTACGGAGTTGTGTTTTCTTGCCCTTGTAGCGGAGGAACTGTCCTGCCTCTTCTAGAATGCCCAAGTCAAGTAGGCAGGGAATGAGACCTGAGGCAGGAGAGATTGTCTGGTGGAAGGGGATGGCGAGGCGTACTTCTTTCCATGGAGCAGCGATGCGGTTCTTGTCTACGACGGCACGGCACAGCACACCGACATAACCTACGTCGTCCTTTTTGAGGCGTATGACGCTCCGGAGGTCAATACGGACTGAGGCTTGAAACTTGGGTCCACCCCCGCCGGGTGTCGTGCGCTTTTGAAAACCTGGACCGATGTTGGCAATGGTATGGTTGGCGGAGAGGTGCACGACAGGCAATTTGTTAATGTCCCCGCCAACCATACGGAAGAACGCTTTGAGTTCCGCCGCCTTGCTCATGTCCTTCTTCTCCAACCGTACTTCTAACTCGTGTGTGGTGGACAACAAGGCGAGTGAGTCACAGCACAACAACCCAGGCCCTTTCACCTTGCCAGCAGCGGCAAGGCTGCTATAAGCGTTGAGGAAGGCGGTTGCGACCTCGAGATGATCTTTCACCGTACGGCTTTGGTAGTAGGCAAGGTGGTCTGGGTTGACGCCTAATGATGCCATCCATTCCACGTTGTATGCACCTTCTGTGTCATCCAGAAGCGCTACACCCTTCATCGCTTGCACCATTGCCATTGCGCGAGCGAGAAGGAAGCTCTTACCGGTGGACGGATCCCCAAACACTTCTACCGTGTGCCCGAGTGGGTACCCACGGCCGAAGCGCCCAGAGATGGCCCAGTTGAGTGCGTAGTTACCTGTGTCCAACCAACCTACTACCTCAGCCGCATCGCGTGCCGTGCGAACCGCTAGCTTTTCCTTCTCGAGGGCTTTGAACCAAAGCGTTTGTCCCATGCTAGTCTGCCACGCCTACCATTAACATCTGGCAGCCCGCAATCACTGGGCACGGGGCACACCTGTGCGTCTGTGGCAAGTAATCCCCGTAACACCTAGGCACACCCGCCGGGCGCTTGTCATCAGCGAACTTGGGCGTGTACTCTGCACCCGGATCATAGTGCAACGTACCTGGGGGTGCCGTAGTGGGCGCCACTGCCGCAGGTGCGACGGGTGCTACTGCGACGGGAGCGGGTGCCACTGTCGCTGGAGCGGGTGTCGCGGGTGCTGTTATTGGCATCGGCCCTGGTGGTGCCGTTACAGCAACCGCAGGGGCGGGGGCGGGTGCCACTGGTGCTGCTGCCACTGGTGCCGCAGCGACGGGCGCTACGGCAGCGGGTAACGCTACGGGTGCCGCTGCCATGGGAGCAGCCACAGGCGCTACTGCCCCGGGTACCACAACGGGCGTCGCTACAGGCGGTGGCGCTACTGGAGCAGCGGGGGGTAGAGCAACCGCAGGTGGTGCGATTGCTGCCGCTATCGGTGCAACGGGTGCGGCGACTGCTGGTGCGGCGACTGCTGGTGCAACGGCAGCGACGAGTGCGTTTGGAGCTGGCGCACCCGCCGGGGTCAGCGGTGTGGCAGGTGCAATGGTAGCGGGTGTGTAGCCCGGGAAGCCCATGTCGCCCAAGAGACCTTTGATCTCTTCCGCTTCCTTGGGCTCTGCCTTCTGTTCCGGTAGCAGATCGAGTGACGCTTGCCATCCTTCGATCTGGTCTAGGATTGCCATCACCGTTGTGCGTTGCCCACCATTGGGTACGACATTGTAAGCGTTGTATCCACTACGAGATTGCCCCTTGGGCGTCATGATGACATTGAAGTCAATACCGTTTGCGGGGTCAACAACATTCCCCCACGCAGGGTTGGACGCAATGTCCATGATCTTATCCCAACTGGTCCAGTTCGCGCCCCACCGCTGGATGCCTGTGGAGACATTGCCAAGGTCGATGATGTTCATGAGGTACGAGTCGGCGGGTGCGATTTGCTTTGCCATCTCCTTCAGTCCAAGGTCTTCGGACTTGTGGTGTATCCGCCACGCTTCGCACGCCGGACAGCGTTGCTTGTTCTCTTCCAAACACAAGCTCACTTCCGTCGGGCGCCCCTCGATGCGGAAGTAATGCAACTTGTAAGCTAGCGCGAGGTTTTCCAGCTCTTCCCAGTTCTGCAGGACAGCTGAGTTGGGTGGCAGGATGCGAATGATGTTGTCCCCGGCCTTAGGCTTCCATCCACTGCCGGCGCGTGCTCCTGCCTTTGCTTGTTTCAGTTTTCCATGATCCAGTCCCATTGTCTTCTTAGCTCCTGTTCCGGTTCCGATTCCAATTCCGTTACTGCTGGTAGTTGGTCTAGCTCTTTTTCTTTCTTCCATATTTTAATCCATTCGCACGAGCTAGATTTGGATGATATTTGTGTACAGCCTTGCCACCTTTCCGCCCGGTTATTGATAATTGCATGGGTGTTGATGCTGCTATACGTGCGCGTCCTCCTAAACGTCCCGCCCGGGCTCTGGCCTCATGGCTTACTTTTTTAGCAGCAGCCTGTATCTTTTCACGGGGCCACAATGCAAATCCAACCTTACCTTTAGCCTTGGGTCCACCCCGTAATCCGCCTAATCTACAGGCAACGGTTAGCAAAGAGGCTTGCCCGTCGCCTCCATGTTCAAGTACGTGGCAATCTGAGCATCGTGGTATGACATTACCCACGACATATTGTCCCCCATCACAACCTGGAATAATGCGGTGTGGATGACATCTACTACCGTCGGGGAAAGGCGGTCGATTACCACAACGCCCGCAAGGTGATTCACGGATGGTGTTAAGTTCCTTATGACTTAATCGACGTGTCAACGATAATCCTCTATTTCTCGCCGTTGCTTCGCCGCAATTTGAATCAACATGTCCTTGCGGTCCTCCAGCCCCTTAGTCATTGCGCCCAGGGCGGCACGCATTTCACCTTGTGTGTGCAGGCGCTTTGTTACGTTTTCCACTAATGGGTCATTGTCTACCTCCGCGTTTAAGACGGCTATGGTTTTGGGTTTGTCTGTTACTGGGTCGTTGACACGACTAGCGCTGTAGGTAAGGGAGGCGCGTGTCTTTGTTAATTCCCACTTGAGCTTCTCTTCCCCAATGCGGGCAACCTCGTATGATGCGTTGACCCATGCACGAAGGGAAGCGTGTTGCTGGAGTGTTGTGTCGAGATCTACTAAATCAATTGCACATATCTGGGCAGCGAGCGCGGCAGGTTCTTTCGTTAACCGTGTCCAGAACGCCGCCGTTCCTAGCTCCAGTGGTGCATGGGTAGTCTTTGCCTTTGCCATTTTACATCTCACCTTCTACTGTCCTACCTCGCTCGTTTGTCATTAGGTCCCAGTACGCATACGTGGTTGGACGTGCACCGTCACCCTCCCGTCCGGGGACATATAGCCACACACGGCCTTGGGCGTCGAGTGCACATAGACCGGCAGTGCCTGATGTGATTTGAATAAACTGTTCGCCTGGTTTTGGATTATCTGTGCTCACGTTGCTCCGCTTCCCGTATGTAAGTCTGCAGACTGCGAGGCTCCGGGCAGTCCTCATGCCACACGCCTACGTTTTTTACCCACCACACACTGTCGTCAACTTCAATACCCTCATCACAGGACAAGCATGAAGTTGCGTACTGGGTTGTGATTAGTAGTGCGCTCATAGTTTATACTCTTCCAGGCTGCCCCACGATTCACCCACACTGTACTCCACTTCTAAGGGTACAACGAACCAAGGCTTTACCCACTCAAACACAATCGCCCTTGCCTGTTCCATAATGTGCACCACCTCCGGAACGAGCTTTGGATCGGGCGCTTCGATGAGCACGGAGTCATGGACAGTGTTGATGAAGCGCACACGTTGTAAGTTGCGGTCGTTTAACAGGCGGCGTGCGTGCACCATAATTGCAAACATTATCTGGGCGCAGGGTCCTTGGGCATGACTGTTGAGATAAGAGCGGAACGCGTGTTCTTGTCTGCCTCGGTTTGGATTGTCCCAATCACGATAGTGATAGATGTGCCCCAAGATGCTTTCGAACCACCCACGGTTCTGGATGAATGCAACTTGGCATTCTGTGTGGTATTGGGGCAGGCGTTGGTATGTGTCGAAGAAGATAGTGGTAAAGCCCTCACACATCGTTTGCGACCAGTCTAAGTCATACTCATTACGCGCCTGTCGTTGCACGTTCTCCCAACCCCCGCCGTACAAGAGTGCGAAGTTGATGGGCTTGGCGCGCGTGCGTTGCTCCTTCGTGGGGGTCGGTGCAAAGTTCCTGGCCGTTATTGTGTGCGCGTCGTCCCCGTTTATGTAACCTTGGATGCCTGTGGGATCCTTTGCAAGGCAGACCATGATGCGAAATTCCATCTGACTAAGATCTGCTTCAATCATTACACTGCCAGGGGGGACGCCAAATAGATCTCGTATCGCTGGTACCCGGGCGATGTTTTGCATGTTGGGCTTACGGGAGGAGGAGCGCCCAGTGTCTGTCCACGTCATTGGGTATTGGGAATGGATGCGGTTGTTAGGTTCGACTAGCTTGTCATACGCTTCAAGGTAGGTTGATAGCAGCTTGTCTACTTCCCGCACGTCCAAGAGGTGTGTTAGGAAGCCCGCACCGTCTCGAATCCATTTCTTTATCGTCGACTTATCAGTTGAGGGTTCTCCCTTGTCTGTTGTGCCCATCGACTCGAGACGATGAATTGTGAATAGATATTCTTTAAGACCATTACCTGATTCGTGTACAGTGGGAATGAATGCAGGGTCCGCCGCCTGCCACGCTATGATGGAGGCCTTGCGTCTAGCCTTGTGCTCTTCAATTTGTGCCGCACGATACTCTTGACGTAAGTAGATGCCGGTGGTTTGGATGTGGCGAAGGACGAGGCTGCTAGGCCCGAGGACGCGGAGACAGAGGTCGCGTGTCCGGGGTTTGAGTAACTTGATGCCCTTGTAGAAAAGAAGGAGAGCCTGTACGACGTCCTCTCCGTTGTAAAGCGTATTGAGATTAGCGTCGGTATTCTTATGGGGCTGGTAGACGAGGTAGCGGTAGCCATCCAGTTCGTTTGCCGACAGCTCCTTGAGTGAGGGCATTTTGTACTGTCCGGCGTGGTACCAGATGACACCGATGTCGTAGACACCTGTGCAGCGTACATCAAAATCCAATTCGTACTCGTGCCAATCAAGATCGAAGCCTATGTTATTACTCACCACCGCCTTCTCAGGCTTACGCAGATAATCTTTGATCCGGTCAAGGAATGCAACGAACCAACTATCCTCTTCGCTTGCTGCAATGACAGTCTTGGCGTCTGCTGTAAGTGCGACACTCTTCATCTGTGCATGTGGATCCCATGAACGTAAGGTTGGTGTTTCAACGTCCAGGGAAATCAGTGGAGCAGCAAGCGCCTTGTCCAACGCTGCCCACATCTCAGCGCCCCCACCTTGCAGCACCTTCCACGGGAGCGGAGGTTCCCCGGCAGCGATGCGCGCCAATCGTTCGATGTGCTGCCTGAAGCGGGGCTCCAGGTCTGGACGCCGGAGCATGTAGGCGGGGTGATAGATGTGATAGAAAACTTGACCGGGGAAGTCTGGGTGGTGGGCAACGTTACCACGGAAGCGATTGCTCTTTGCTCCGGGGAACAGGGCCGTGAGGGGCACGTTCCCAGCGAGCACTACAATGGGGTAGCCTCGTATCTCGTCGAGGACGAACTGCGACAGGCAGCACGCTACAGCCTTGGGCTTGGGTGTGGCATTGTTAGGTGGACGGCAGTGTAGGACATTGGAGTACGCGAACTCTGTAATGCCTACAGCGGCAAAGTGTGTGCGGAGTTTCTCACCCGCTCTGCCTGCCCAACCATAACCCTTCTCAACTTCCGTTGCACCTGGTGCTTCTCCTAAGACTAAGATGCGGGCGGTTGGCAGAGTAGCGGGTACAAAGTCCACTAGCTTCATTGGACAATTGTGGCAACCCCCGGAAGGGTTGAGCAACTTGCTCTGGACGCCGATCTCTTCTAGTAGCGTCATTGGTCTATATAAAATCTAAAAGGGAACGTTCCATTCCTTCTGGGTGATCTTGTTGGGGGTGTCCATCAAAGGCGCGCAGCACTGGTCCATAATCAGTGCCCAGCACCTCGTGGAGTAACGCGTCTGGGTTGGTGTCCGCTTCGTGTTGGAGTCGTGCAATGAGGCGGAAGAGCATGATGTGATTGTGAAAAACGAAGCGGTGGGTCCAATACTCACTATACTTCCCGCTCACAAGGTCAGGGTACTTCTCTTCGTCTTCTAAGATCTGGGTGCATGAATAGCAATCGCATTGCCGCAGGAACATGCGTCCTACATTGTTGTCCCCACGCTCCTCCAAGGGTTTTGTAGCTAGTCCGTCCTGCACGGTTTGGATGACATGCCGATTGCGTGCTGCGATGTCTGCCGTCTGCGCGTCAGACGTAAGGAACTCTAAGCTCGTCTGTGGACCGAGAACCATCAGTGTGGCGGCCGCTTGTGGTGCGACCGCGGCAAGGAAGTGCGCCCGCTTCATGTTGTGTTGCTTGATAAAGTGAAGGCAGTAGGCTACCGCTTTAGCATTAGAGGATGGGTCACGAGCCTTGAATGCCCAACCTTCTCCCTCGTCCTCGAACGGATAGATCCTGGCCATGTCACTCCACCAACGCTCCATGTGCTTCGCGGTCCACCCATGCACTGCACCCCACCAACGGAAAGCGGTATCACCTTTACGAAGGCGGAGGTACGCGGGAAGCGCCCGCTTCGTGTTCGCCAGTGTAGTCTCAAGCGCAAACTCCCAGATGCGCTTGCCCTCCATGTCCACGGGTGGGATGTCCAACACAACGCCCACAGTGCAGAGCGCCTCTTGCCATTTTAACACGTCCACGGGGTCCAGCTTTTGTTGGTGCGGTGCACCAGCGAAGCCCTTGAGCAGGGAGCAAGACACTCCGCCCACTTCGTAGAAGGGCACGGAGTTGGACATACCATAGCGCATGGCAGAGAAGCCCCCGGAGTCTCCAAACACATACGCATCCTTTGGTAGCGCTATCGCCTTGTCACGGAAGTAGTAATACGTGATAAGAGTATGGGGATAGTAGGCGTCTGTTCCCTTCACCTCGTCATCCATCCAATTGACGAAGCTGAGATCCTGCAATGGGTTACGCGAGGTTGTCTTGCCAAGGAATTGCCGTGAGGCTTTCCCCCCAGGGATCCAACGCGTCGTCCCATCTGCTAGCGCCGGGAGGTACAAGAACTTCATAGTGGATGCTCCGTGCGGACCAATTGTAGGAACTCCGCACGCGCCTCAGGCTTCGTTAGGAACACCCCGCGGAGTGCTGAAGTGGAGAGATCGCCTTTGTGTTCCACCCCACGTAGTTCCATGCACATGTGGCGGGCGTGGATAACGACGCCTACTCCCCCCCGTGGCCCAAGATTGCGTGCCCGCTTACGCCACCCAGGGCCGCCTTTGTCCTCTTCCTTACCGGGGTCCTTGTCCACTACAAGGCTGGCGACGTAGTCTGCGATCTGTGCCGTCAGCTCCTCTTGCACCTGAGGGCGTCTTGCAAACCAATCTGTAATGCGTGAGAGTTTGGACAGTCCCACCAACTTGCCTGTACCTGGAACGTAACCAATTGTAGCTTCTCCGAGGAAGGGTAGTAGGTGGTGGGCACACATAGAGCGTATGGGAATGTGACGTAGCACTATCATCTCATCTACGTCCGTATCGAACGTCGTGACCTTTGGACCGTGCTCATTTAGTCCACGGCACAGTTCGTGCGTCCATGCTTTGGCGGCCCGCTTTGGTGTATCCTCCAGATGCCCCTCTAGCTTTTCGTAGCCAAGGCAGCGTAAAACCTCGGCGAAGGCAGTTGCCAATCCTTCCTCGTCTATCTTGTGCATTAACGTACTCCTATCACCTTGTGGATTTGAACGCTGATGCGCCAACGTGGATCATTACGTGTGATTTCCAGACAGCGGTCCACGGCGCCTGGAGCGAAGCCCGGGAAGCCTTTGCGCCACTCTTCGCCACTGCCGTCACTAAGCACGGCGGGACTGACGTAGTGCTTGGGTGCCGCGTAGTAGATTGGGTGTCCGGTATTCTCGTCTGCGATAACGTAACGATACTCTCCACCACGCCCGTGGGTCATTGCACGTTTTGATAGTAGTGTTATGACTTCGCGTGAGAGCTTAGACGATTGTGGATTGTGATTGTGGGCAAGTGCGGTTGATGTTTGGGCAATCTGGTCCTTAGGACTTACGGTAATCCAATCCACGGTCTCGAGCGTCTCCCGGTACGTCGTACCGTTTGTTTCAACAGCGACGTAGAAAGTGGGAGTATGTTGCATGGCGCGTAACACGACGGCGTCGAACTGCGGAGAGGCGGTGGGTTCCCCCCCGGTAAGGATGAGCATGGGTGCATCCTCCAAGCGTGCTCTGCCAAATGTGCGTACCTTGGGTATGAGTGGTGCAATCATGTCGTCAAACAATGCGTCGAGTGTTACTTTATGCCTAGCTTTCATGTAAGGGGTGTCGCACACGACACCGGGTGCAAACTCGCACGCGAGTGGACAGCCGGCAAAGCGCACAAAGATGGCCCAACGCCCAGCATTACGTCCCTCACCTTGTGGAGCAGCAAAGACTTCGACCAGTGAGACTGTTGGTTCCAGTTTAGGGGCCCCTCCACGGTCTCGAGCGTCTCTCGGCACGTCGTGTGTTCTGCGGTCTCTTTACGCCTCGCGCCTTGTCCTCTTTCTTCCAATGAGTATCTTGACGCTCGAACAGTAGCACTACGAAGAGTACGAAGAGAATACCTCCTCCAATGATTGCAGGTACCATAGAGTAATTCCTTTCCTCAATACAATAGTCGGATGTTAGATGTTGTCGAGCAGTCCACCTGTGGGTTTTGCAGCTTCCACCTTTGCTGGTGCTGGAGGTTCAACACCGAAATGGATGTACAACGCATCCGTGCCACCTGCAAGGTCGATGATCTCTTGCATCTCTTCTACCACGTGTCGGGGTTCTCCCAACACCTTCACCATCCGTTCTGTTAATGCTTCTGCCGCCTTGGGCTTTTTGGGCGCCACATAGGGTAGACGGGGTGCACCAGCGCCCTTGGGCAGTAACGCTTGCCAGGTACCGACGATGAGTGCAGGTTCCCGCCGGAGATCCATTTGCAGATAGCGTGCGGCAATGGCGTAGTGCTTATTCCCCGCCAGGAAACGGTGCATCATGTACGTGGGTGCAGTACCCGAGAGCTTTGTCTTGGTCCATAGGCTATCTAGCCACGCGAATAAATTAGATGCCATAATATCCTTATCTCGTATGAAGGCGTTGAAATCTATCACCCGTCCTTGTTCTACCACCCTTCGGGTAGATGTTCTAGGAAGTGATAGATTATTTTAGCAGCACAATCCAAAGTGACTGTATTCTGATCATCGCCCGAGAATGTGATTGATGCAATGACACGTCGATCATTGTAACGACCATATAGTAAATCGATTCTGTCTATGGCAGCGTCTTCAACCAAACGGGTTGCGTGCTGGACAAACATATTAAATTTGTGTTGGCCAAACCATAGCCATAGATTTGCAGGAGCGCTCCAATGCTGCTCGTCGCTACGTTGGTGCCCGGCGCAAGACTGTAGAGTGCATATTCCCTTCAGATCATTTATCGCAGCGCATAAAGGGATAATGCGGTCATCTGGGTAGCCCATACCACCTGGTCCACGTGGTCCCTTTATCTTCCCGTGCCACAAATGTAGCTCACGCGTCTTGTCCTTGCGTGTCATGTGTGTAATATGGTTTGGCGTGTGAAGCATGTTGTCCAGTAACGCCATCAATGCGTTGGGCATTTATACGGGTTCCCCGCTAATGCCGCGGGGCTTTGTTTCGTCGATGCGCGTAATGTAAGGGAGGTGTCGATATCCTTCCGCGTGGTCCATACCGTATCCCACAACGAAGGCGGGTTGGGACATACAGAAGCCTGTGAAACGCGGATGGTTGAGTCGTCCCGCCTTCGTGTTCTTGTTCAATAGCACGCACGCCTCCACACTCTTGGGTTCTTGTGCTTTGATAATATCGAACACGCGCCGGAGCGTAGTACCGCTGTCCAGTATGTCGTCCACCACCAAGACGTGCTTCCCGCGGTAAATGGTGTCTGGTGGTACGTAACCAAGCTTCACCCAACCTGGCGACTCCATCCCCGATCCATACGATGCGACAATCATAAAGTCTACCGTGTGGGGTAGTGTGATGTGCCGCATCAAGTCTGCCAAGAAGATAAAGCTGCCTTTGAGCAGTCCGATGAGTAGTAGTGGCGCATACTCCGCTTGCTTGTAATGCTCCTCGATGTCAGAACCTAGCTGCACTACACGCTCATGTAGCAGACTTTGGCTTATGAATTGTGCGTCGGGGGTGTAGGGCACGTCTGTCATTCTTGGTCTCCTCGCAGGAGTTGAAGCTCTGCTGCCTGGTCTGCTATTCGTGTCTCTAGAACTATAATCCGCTGCCGCTCCTTGTGGAGTGTCTCGCGGTAGGCTTGATTGGTGGCGTAAACGATTTGGTAGGCGAGTTTCATGGACATGGGAAGTCCATCTAGTATCACGGTGAATGCTATGTTCGTGTTAAGGTCTTCGAAGTCATGGCGGTTACCTTCGAAGACGATGTGGTCAGGATAGATCTCAATTTTGATCGCAGGATCGCCGTCCGGTCCGGTGGGTAGAATGTTTTGTGGAGGAGTCATGCGTAGTATCTCTTAAGTCTGTCTTGCACGTCCATTTGACGACGGATCCTTTCCATGGCGATGAGGAGTGTGTCGTGCCCGCCGCCCGTGGGTGTTCCAACAACTCTGCACAGTTCGGCGTTGTCTACAGCGAACTCGAATGTCTCACCGTCTACCCCGTGGTTGATGAGGCCTTTGCCTATACACTCGAAGAACTTATTCCAACCAGCGACGGTTATAATCCAACCGTCGCTTAAGATCTGCTGCCGTGGATGCGTGAGTGACTTTTTACGAAGACGTACAAGACCCGCACGTACAAGACCCGTACGCGCAAGAGCTGTGAGTGCGAAGCGTCCGTTCGTAAAGCTGCTGTGCTTCTGCACTTCCGCTTCACGCCCCGCAGGCACCCTCCACCACATCATACACACATCTTCTATCTGATGCATGGTGATGGGTGTTGCGTAGTCATCTGCCAGTATTAAGCAGTACGCTAACGCCCGGAAGCGCCATCCGGGTTGTTCCTTGCGCTGGTTTGGTATCCAGAGTCCGATGCTTGGTTGTCCCCCCATGGTTTATAACCCCTCCATTGCTTCAGAGCAGACGCCGAGGAAGTGCACAATGGGGTCCGGTGTGAATCCGCTTTCGTGTACACCCTTGCCGAGGATGTGCCGCAAGAAGCCTGCGCGTGCGTGTGTGTCTGGTACGGCCCAAAACAATTCGACCAGTCCGTCGAGGACGTCGAAGGTGTCTTGGGTGGTGAGCTGGCGTAGTCCCGTAAAGTTCTTCCCCTCCAGCAAGGCGAATAATGCCACACCATCGACGGTGTTGGCTTCGGTGGCAGGCGCAAGTTCCCCCCTCGCAAGATACATACGTTGGGCCTGCCAGAGCATCCGCCTCATGTCTGGGTAGCGCTCTGCGTAGGTAAGGATGGCGGGGACTTCTGCTGTGATACCCTCGCGCTCCAGCACACTTGCAAGAATACGGTATCGTTCTTTGAACGGTGGGGGTCCGAGCGTTAACAACTGGCAGCGGCTTTGGATGGCGCCGATGATGCGGAACAGCTTGTTGGCGGTGAGGATAAAGCGCGCCCGGTCTGCATACGCCTCGATGAGATTGCGTAACCCCGTCTGTGCGTCTGAGGTCATTGCGTCAGCCTCATCCAGGAACACAATGTTGAAGCGTGCATCTGTCATCGCTGTGACGAAGGTACCAATCTTGCCACGCACAACGTCGATGCCCCGCTCCACGCTGGCATTCAGTACCAGGTAACGACAGTCTAGAGCGCGGTATAGAATGCGTGCGATCGTTGTCTTGCCCGCACCAGGTGGACCCGCCATGAGGAGGTGAGGTATTTCCCCGGCCGCGAGGTAGGCGCTAAGAACGGCGCGGTTGTCGCTTTCGAGTGCCAGTTCTTCGAGCTTTGTTGGCCGGTACTTTTCGGTCCACAGTATGTCTGTTAGGACGTCTGGAGCCTTTGCCTTTGCCGCCTTTCCTTTTGCCATCAGTCTTCTCCGCTTGTTCCGTTGCTATATGATCTAGGAGTGTGTCGTTCTGCAGGTACGTCAACAAGCCTGCGTCCGGACGGTGAAGCCCGTGGTGCTCGCCGCCGCACGCACACCTACAACTCTTGGCGGGCGACGCTGCACGCCGGCAACGGCGAGCATGGCCACGGGAACAGACTTCAGGCATCTGCGCCTGGACTACGTGGGCTGAGCAGGTATTGATACCCATCGTCGTCGATGAGGACCATCTTCTTGGGTCCGCCCAAGACCAACACCGCTTCGCTGTAGTTGGTAATGATGCTCAGCACGTCGACAAACGCTTCGCCGAACAGCAACGAGTAGTCTGTCTTCGCCGTCAATTCTGCAGATTCAAACACTGCCATGTCGGAGTTGTCATTACCCACGCGCACCTTCCCACCCCTTGGGCCCACGGTTAGTTCCAACTCCGAGGCCTTGTAGAGTGCAAAGGTGGAGCGGATGCCCTCGACGAGGGCACGCGTAAGAGGCAGACCGCCGCTATCAGCCTTTGGTCCCTTGGCTAGTAACTTCGCAACGGACTCCGCCTCAAGATTGGAGCCGATGGTCTTGGGCGCCGCTGTCAGCAGGCTCAAGACCCCGCGTGCGCCCTCGTCTATAACCAGGCGGTTGTCGACGAGCTTTATTTCTACGTCGACGGCCTCGTTGCCTGTACCAGCAAGCACGCCGAGAGACTTCATCAGCTTGGTCAACTCGGAGACGCCCACCTCCTCCCCTTTCTTGACCAGCACTCCACGCGTCTTGATCGCAGGTGCAACAACCAGCAGGAGGTGGTCCGGTGTCAATGCCGCAGTGGCAAAGGCGCCGGTGAACACTACTTCCGTTACTTGCCCGTTGCATGCTATCCGTTGGAGGTGCTGAATCAACGTGTCGCGTTTGATCTTCACAGTCCGCCCTTTCGGTCCCTTACTTCTTGGACGGTGAGGGTGAGGTGGACGGAGTATACCACTTCACTCCGCCGGTGTCGTTGCGGATGGCGTCGAGTGCCGCCGCGTGCGACTTGGCGTACACTTCGCCCCACTTCTTGGCCCGCTTGGCACCCAACTTCTTGGCGCGTGCCGGCGCGAAGTGTCCCGTGCGGCTGACCCAGATACCACTCACTTTGCCCTTCGTGCCCTTGATGAGGGCGAATCGGAACAGTGTCTTGCCATCGCTACGCCGTGCCGTGGCCTTCCTCGTGGCCTTCTTCTTCGTGGTCTTTTTGGCTACGACCTTCTTCTTCGCAACCTTCTTCTTCGCGGCCTTTTTGGCTACGACCTTCTTCTTCGCGGCCTTTTTGGCTACGACCTTCTTCTTCGCGGCCTTCTTCTTCGTGGCCTTGTCTGGCATGGAGGTGCTCCCTTCCTTGGGTGATGCCTCTTCCGGGAATGGACGTGACATCGGATCTGTGGTTGGTGTTGACGGGGCCTCCGCCTCCTCTTCTTTTTCTGGGGCGGGCGCGGCGTCGGGTTGAGGTGGTTCTGCTACCTGTTTACTGCGGCACGACTTTCGATGGTCTTTGTAAGACCGTCGTGCCGTTTCCCGCCCATCCTTGCCGAAGTTCTCTTCCGACTCAGTCTCGCATACATAACAATGCCAAGCCCAGCCTTCGGCGTTGAGGTACACTCCAGATTTCTGCATCGGCACATCCTTGATATTGTGGTCACACTAATAGTCTGCTGGCACCAGTTACTGAACCTAGAGCACACACCGCTGCTCTATTAAGCGGGTGAGTACTATGGGGATGAACGTTGCAGGGTCATGCCCTACCGGCAGCGTAATCAAGTGGACAGGCGTGGTGCGGACTGTCTGTAACATCCAGTGTAGGCGCGTAGCTTCTTCCAGTGCTGCTCCGTCAAGTAGGATGACGATGGGTGTGTCAGGATTGAGGCGTGCTGCCCAATCCTTTGCCCATGGCGCCGCTGTGCCCAGGAGCACGGCCGTTTGAAAACCTGCGCGGTGGACTGCGATACCATCGAGTATCCCTTCTACCAAGATACAAGGCGTAGTTAATTTACGCACACGGTACCCGGAGGCAACGTGACGGGAGGGTAGAGTATGCAGGTACTTTGGGTAGCCGTTAGTGTAGGTGCGCCCAACGTGCCCTATCAACTCTCCGGTCCAAAAGTCTCGCACGGGTAGTACGATGCGGCTGAATAATAAATGGTCATGTTCTGTGCAGACGACGAGACCATAATGCGCGGACGTCCTTGTATCAATGCCACGTTTTGCTAAGAAGTGTGCAGCCGAGGGGACGTCCACAATCGCTTCGGATGCGAACTCCGTAGGCTTGGGTACGACGTGAGGTTTGCGTGCGCCCCCGGACATGACTGGGATGTATAACGTGGGATCATTTAACCAGTCCCGCAGTAATGTGTCTAATCTACCACCCACTCCGCACGACCAACAATGATATAACCCGCGAATGGGATTGAGTTCTAGGTTCCACCTAGGATTGGCACACTCGCGGCAGATTTCCACCACCACTTCATCGCGTGCAATGCGGCAGGAGACGCCCATGACGGCAAGCTGCTGGCGGAGATCTTCAGGCGTCATTTCTTCTGGTGAGGCCAACGCCCATGAAGGGCAGCAACTTTTTGGTGAGATGTCATTATAGATAGTGGGATGGGTGGTGGCAATAACCAATAGGAATGACCACTATAATTTAAATCTGTCGTTGCCCAATGACGGATCATTTCTGCATCAGTTGGTCGGCGTAACCGCTTCTGCTTTTTCATTTAGTGGTAGCGGTGTTGAGTTTACGATCGTCCTTGGTGGGGACGGGTTGCATGTGTCCAAGCCGTTGCCGCAGTTCCAGGGTGTTAACAGTATCAAGTTCTTGGATGATGGCAAGCTCTCGGTTAACGTAGACTTGGATCTCTTGCCCACGCCCGCCGGAATCTCGTAGCTTGAGTAATCCAATCCGTCCTTGGTGCACTTCTGCTTCCTCTGGAAGTTGGTTAAGGGACAGTAGACCATCCACCCCACGGACCTTTTGGTAGCTGTCTCCCATGTCTCGCGTTGTCAAGTGTCCCGCACGTTCTGGGCGTTTCACGGCCTGTGATGCAGTGAGTACGGTTATGTCGAACGCCGGGCATAGAGCACGCACCTCATGGGTGATGCGGCCGAGGTCTGTGTAACCATGCTTTGCTGATGCGCGGTCGGAGAGTGTAAGTAGATCGAGATAGTCTAATGTCAGTACATCAATCTCTCCCATGCTACGGGAAAGCCTTTCTATAATGCGCTTCAGTTCGTCAGGTTCTAGACTGTAGGCAGGAAGCTCCAAAAGGATGACTTCCCCTTGCGCTAATCTAAACCAATGCTTCAGGCGTCGTGTCACTTCAGCGATGCCTGTGTTGAACTCAGCGCGTTCCGCTTGGGCAATTGCGCGGTAGTACCTTTGGATTTGCGGGCGCACACCCAGCTCAAGGCTGAGGTGTAGACAACGGGCACCACGCCGCGCAAGGTTGGTGGTGGCGTTTTGAAGCCACATGGATTTGCCTATACCTGTATCAGCAAACATCATCCACAACTCATTCCCCCATCCACCAATGTGTCTGTCTAGGGTGGGGTAGCCTGTCGTTAACAACTCATCTTCCCGCGCCGGTTTCACCCACGACTTTAGGTCGTTGAGGTACGCGAGCCCTTTGATGCCCGCACTCTGCACACTGCCTACTTGTTCTGCTAGGCTGACGAAGGTGTCTACAGATACATCCCCCGCCTCGTTTAGTCTTGCGCGTGCTACTTGGACGGCAGCCTGTTGAAGCTGCTTCAATGCCTCTGCGCCGAAGTAGGCGGGGGTGAACGTTGACAAGTCCATTGCGAGCAGACGTCCTAAGTTCTCACGCGTGCCGTCATGCAGTCCTTTCTCCAATGAGGACAACCACATGTCCCAGTCTCCGGGCGCCGGAAGCTTGCGGTGCTGGAGTACAAAGTCATCTGCGAAGGTAGCGATGCGCCGGAAGTATGGGTTGGCGAGAACAAGGTCGCTCCGGAGTGCTTCACCCAACTCGTCCAGCACACCCATGTCTCGTATGGCCATTGCGACAACGTGCTCGACAGTGATCATATTTTTATTAGTGGTAGATGTGCTACAGGACCACCAATACGCCTTATTAAACTTCGTCTCGCTGTGGCAAAAAGTTGTGGTGTTGTGTTGTGCATCTTTTTTTGTATTGATGTGATGGCAAGTTGGCGTGTTTTGTATGCACCGCAAACGCGTCCCCCGCTTACTTCTTCAGAGATTGTCCACACACTATGTTTCCAAGGTACACGGTGTACAAAAAGATTAGCATCTGGTAAGTGTGCAATAATTACTGGGTAACATTGGGTCGTTACACTTAGTCGAAAGAATTTTTGGTTTCTGCGGTAATGGATAAAGCGCGGCATTTATCTTCGCCTCCAATCTTGTTCTGCTTCCATGGGCACGATGCTTGCTCCCGCTAACACCCTGGACAGTTCGTGGGGTGGTAGTGCGGCAGTAAGTTCTTGGGGTGATTGATTCATCGTGATGAGCATACCGGCGCCGTTTTGATATGCAATGTCTATGAGGCGGTACACGATTTGTTGGCCCTCGTGGGTTGTAAGGACGCGTCCAAACAAATCGTCCAGCACTACAAGGCGGCGGGCTTCCTCGTAATCTTGCATGGGGTTATACGTGTTGTCCCCATAAGACGCCTTCACTTTGTCACAGAAGTCTGGAACGTTTAGCCACAGCGCCTGCACTGTGCCCACCCGTCGCACCATCCACCGATACGCTGCCACGCTTAAGTGGGACTTACCAACCCCCGGGCGTCCTGTGAGGAGTAGATGAGGTGCTCCGCCCGCTTCGCAGTCCTTAAGAAACTGTTCGAAGTGCTGACGTGTGGCTTTGGGACGCACGGTGTTCCAGTCGAAGTTGTCCGGGGCACAGTGCCAATGTGACCGTGGAAGGCCAAAGACGGTACTGCTATAATCAATGTCCAAGGCGTTTGAGCATTTCTTTTCTTGGTTGCCAACTAACGACACATTGTGGGAAGTGCGGAGCGATGTCCCAGCATTGGTGGGCGAAGCGGATTAGGCGTGGGTTTTGACAACGCCACCTCCCATTGAACTGATTGACAATGAGTTGAGAGTCTGAGTAGATTTGAATGTGTTCTTGTGGATGGAACTGTCGTGCGAAGCGTAACGTGGCGCGTAGTGCTAACCACTCCGCTTCGTTGTTGGTAAAGTGTTCGCGGCTCTTTTCACGTACGATAACCAATCCAGATACACCGGACGGAAGGGCGCGGAATGTGGACCAGTATACTCCCTCCGTGCTAGGGTTCTTCCCGCCCAGCATACCCCCGTCTGTCCAGAAGCGTATGGGTGGGTTAGGGCTTACGGCATTGGCTAAGAGGTCATCAGCGCGTTGTTGTGCACATACAACGGCCTGTCCAACCGCAGGACCTTTTATTTTGTCCTGCAATTCCAAGCGCACCGTGCCCAGTACGTCCGTAATCAGTTCACGCACCTGTGCCACAGGCAAGTGTGTATGGTCCTTAGTCATTTATCCATCGCGCACCATTCTTCGATGGTGGGTAGCGGACCGAACAATACCTTTTCGAGGTCATCAAGTTCCTTACGCGCCTGTTCCAACGCAAGAGCACGACGCTTCAGGGAGTTCGTGTCCGTTGCACGTAATGCGTTGCGTATACGCTCCAACCTCCACCTGACAGGAGAAGCCTCAGCAAAGGTTATTGGTTGGTCGCGTATCAGTTGGCGGAGTAGACCCTTAGCCTTCATCATCAACCTCCTCGGCTGCGAAAGTATCGCGGTGGGCAATAACGGCCTCCGCTGCTTTCTTTACTTCGGATGGGTCCTTTTGCAACGACAACATCATGTCTATTACGAGTCGTTCGTGTTCTGCTAGCCCACTTGGCGTCCCACCCTCCAGTAATTCAGTCACACCAAGGATGTTTTTTAGAGCATCCTGCGTTGGCGGCTCTCCAGTAGGGGCGGGCTGTGGGAGCAACCTACGTCCATGCAC